GGTGCGGAAGTTGAGTGATGCTGCTGTGGGCTTTATTGCCGAACTCTCATCAAACTCAACAGCTAACAGTGGTTCTTTTTGGCTGGCAGCTCCAATAAACACAGGAACCTCGGGAGACTACGGCTGGCGGATACAAGGCGGCGGGAACTTTCAAGCTACAGGATTCCCAAACATTGCGGCACGGGCCCCGATAACAAACGTGTTGACGGGGGTGGGTTACATCAGCACACCCCTCACCAGTTTGCGGATAAATGGGGTAAACAAACACACCTTAAACGGCTCTTTGGGCACAGGCAACTACGGCAACTACCGCGATCTACCTGATCGTCCGGTTCGGCTCCAAATTGCCCATTGAGACCATCGAGAATACAGAGAAGTACATCAATGGTTTAACAAAGGCATACTAAAATGATTAATTGGATTCATAGAAATATCATCGTCCCATCAACCCACACTGAATTGGCTAGGGATCTTTGTGCAACTATAGCGGGATCTGGTGGGGCAAATATGTTTACAACTCCGTTATCTAAACTAGATTCAGCCACCCCAGAATACTATATTTCATCTGGCTTAATCGATGAACAATTTGCTAATATTCTTCCACTAGATGAGTTGATCCAATCTGAAGAAAATATACCAGTATCTCTAACTCGTGTCAAAATTCCAGAGACTAAGATTATCAAGCAGATTCTAGAATCTATGGAAATTGTCCCAGATCCAATGCTTGATTCTTTACTAACAACAATCGTTGTCACCGGGGGTGACATTCATGCCACACTTACCAATTTAAATCTTCAATTGTACTCTGAACCAAATGAAAACCTATCTTCTTAACCTGCTAATAGCATGTAGTCAAATGCTGAATTGTATACTTAAAGGAAACCCAGATGAAACCACTTCATCTCGCTGTTACCGGATATCGGTGGAAAACAACATCTATTGGCCAAGAAGATTCGTTGATACCATTTTTTTCTTTGATCCAGAACATTGCAAGAAATCATATGAATCAGAGAAGAATAGGAATCATTTTCCGAAAGTTTTGAAATGAAACTTCAAATTTAATAACGGTTAAAATTATGAAAATATCAGATATAATTCGTAGTGTTTTTGGTAGTGCAGACACTTCTGAAATTAGCGCAAATACTACACATAAGCGGTTAATACCAGTCGATTTTGCTGAACCACAAGAAGAAAAATCTCCTGTTATGGTACCGCCATTGCAGGCAAAACTGGAGATAATGAAGAAGTCCGAGGGGTTGCCAAACGTTTATGAACCAGATTCAGATGATTCAGAATTAGATTTGATGAAATCTCGTGCAGGTATAACTGCTGTTAAAATAGAAACAAGTTCAGACAATGACTTGACTGGTTGAGCAGATGGCAATATATGATTTTTTCTTGAGCAGAAATAATAGTGCTGACAGAAACACATACATTGGTCATGCAGGTAGGTTATTCTATGATAGTGATAACGGTGAATTAAGAATAAGTGACGGAGTAACTGCTGGCGGATTTACAATTCCAATTACCGTTGCATCGAATTCAAATACTGGAGGAATAATTCCAGGTAAAGGTCTTACTGTAACAGATATTTACGGAACACTTGAATTAAAACTAACAGATTCTTTCCGTTATGATCAAAACAACAATCTTCAATTGAAGCCCGCCTCAAATACTGTTGTTGGTGGAATAAAATCTGGTCCAGGTGTTGATGTTGCATCCGATGGGACATTGACCATTGATCCTACTGGGCTTGATTTTTCGTTTGGAGATTTTTACTCTTTTACCGCTACTGGATCTTCAAATACTACTGCTGCATGGATATCAAGCATGAATGAGAATGAAGACATTGTTATTGCATCCAATGGCAGCGGTGTGATTGATGTTGTTGGTCAGTTCAAAGTTTATCCGCCAGACGGTCCACTGTATGGCCGTAACCCAGTTTTCAAAATAGATTTGGAAGGAAAAACTACTTCCACTTCTTTAAATGTTATTAATATCGGTGACATCGGACTTCTTGCGCCGTTGAACGTATCAATTAATCAGCAAGGTTTGACTAAAGCACCAACTGTAATTGCTGGAACTGTTGCTCAATTTACTGGACGAGACGATAATACCACAGTGCTTTTAGTTGATTCTTATGGATACGATCAAATAAGATCAATAACAGGTGGAGAACTAGTTTTTAGGACTGGTCGTGGCACAAATGCAATTCCAGAGGAAGTTCAGCAGAATGACGTTCTTGGTACCGTAACTGCTGCTGGATGGGCATCAAACGGATACGATGGACTCGGGGTTGGTGGTCTGAGGATTCTTGCTAGTGAGAATTTCACCCCTACCTCTCGTGGTTCAAAATTGGAATTATTTGTTGTTCCTACCGGATCTGTCGCGACAAAGACTGTCGCGACTATTGATAATGATGGCATATTGTTTGCAGATAATAGTGCAATTAAAAACATTGAAACAATAAAATTTGACACAACAAATAATGTAAATATTACTGCTGAGGGTTCTTTATACTGGAATAGTTCTGACGGTACACTCAACTTAACTCAGCGAAACAATGTGGTTCAGCAGGTTGGACAAGAGCAATATGCATATGTAAAAAATAATTCTGGGTCTACAATAACTAACGGGTCATGTGTTCGTTTTAATGGCTCAAGTCAGAATGGTGTGGCAAGGTTGGCCGTCGCGGCATATCGTGCAGATGGAACATATCCGACTCTTTATGGTCTTGGCGTGGCGACACATCAAATAGATGACGGTCAAGTTGGATATGTGACTGTTTGGGGAACTGTTCGTGGTCTTAACACTACCGGAACTCTCGTCAGTGAGACTTGGCAGATTGGCGACATTTTGTATGCACATCCAACTATTACTGGTGCAATGACACGAACTAAACCAACCGCACCAAATAATGTAATGCCAGTTGCTGCAGTATTGAAAGTAGATGCAGTTGAAGGAGAAATTTTTGTTAGACCGACTATTGAGCAAAAAATGTCGTATGGGGTATTTACAAGAAACATTTCGTATAATGCTGCCGTTGAAAATACTGCTTACACAGTTCCGCTGACAAATACTGAGGTTTCAAATGGTGTTGTTATTGGCTCAGTTCCATCTCGTCTGGAAGTTTCACAGAGCGGGTTATATCAAATTGATTATACCGCCCATTTTGGAACTACAGGAACACCATCGCAAATAGACACAACCTACATGTGGTTGCGGAAAAATGGCGTAGATATACCGAACACCATGCGCAGGGGAAGTGTTGACGGATCTATTGTATCAGGTCAGACACTTACGTCCACACGTGTTTTGAGTTTGAATGAGAATGATTATATTGAAATTGTAGTTTCTTTCAGTGCCATTAGAGCATATTTGAATGCTTCTGCTGCAACTTCATTTGGACCATCAACATCCTCGCTTGAAGTGACTGTTGCTCAAATCCAATTGTGAACGACTGAATCCGTTGTGATAAATACCAAAGACAATTGAGATAATAATGGCTTCTTGGAAAAAATATTTTAAGGTTTATAATGGAGATACAAGTGGGAATACCAGCCCACTTGGTGGTTCCTATGACAAAAACGCTTCCCCAGTTTTTAGAAATTATCAGAGTAATTTGCCAGATGTGTATATTGGTCATCCAAACCGTATTGATAGATATAATCAATACGAACAGATGGATATGGACTCTGAGATAAATGCTGCTTTAGATATTCTCGCAGATTTCTGCACACAAAACGATCCAAATTCTGAGCGAGTGTTCAGTGTATTTTACAATGATACCCCCACTGAAAACGAAGTAAAAATTATAACTGAGCAACTTAATCAGTGGATAAATTTGAATGAACTTGATCAGCGTATGTTCAAGTTATTTCGGAATACAATTAAGTATGGTGATCAGGTTTTTATACGTGATCCAGAAACATTTAAGTTGCATTGGACTGAAATTTCAAAAGTCGTAAAAATTATTGTGAATGAGAGTGAGGGCAAACTGCCTGAACAATTTGTAATAAAAGACCTTAGTCCAAATTTTGAAACTTTAACTTCGACTAAAATTGCTGCAAGTGATTTGTATGTGAATCGCCCTCAAATGGGTGGTTCAGCAGGTTCATATAGTCAGCCACAAGTTCCATATGGTGGTGGATCACGTTTTACAAAAGAATTGAATGAATGCGCTATTGATGCCAAACATATTGTTCACTTAAGTATGTCAGAAGGTCTTGATCCAATGTGGCCATTTGGCACATCGATTCTTGAAAACATATTCAAAGTATTTAAACAAAAAGAATTGATTGAAGATGCAGTTATAATTTATCGTGTTCAACGTGCCCCTGAACGTAGAATATTTAAGATTGATGTTGGATCAATGGTGCCACACATGGCAATGGCGTATGTAGAACGAATTAAAAATGAAATACATCAGCGCAGAATTCCAACCATGAATGGTGGTGCTGGAAATATGACTGATGCAACATATAATCCATTATCAACATTGGAAGATTTCTTTTTCCCAACAACTGCTGAAGGGCGTGGATCAAGTGTTGAAGTGTTGCCGGGCGGATGTTTGTCTATGGACACGAAGGTTGTTCTTCTTGATGGAAGAACTCTTTCCTTGACAGAATTAATGGCAGAATATAAATCAGGGAAACAAAATTGGACATTTAGTGCAAACCCAGAAACTGGCGAAATAGTCCCAGGAATTATTTCTTGGGCAGGAGTTACGCAAAAATCTGCAAAAGTCGTGCGATTGACACTGGATAATGGTGAAACTATTGTTTGCACCCCAGATCATAAATTCCCAATTTTAGGAAAAGGGTTGATTCGTGCCGATGAATTGGGAATAAATGAGAAATTTATCACTAAAGACGCAGTAGATATTTTTCTTTCTTCTATTGAATGCTTGCCAGATAACATCGAGGTTGGAACATTAACCATTGATACTGATGAAAAGTATCACGATTACCACAACTTTGCTCTGTCAGTTGGTGTGATCACCCAAAATAGTAATTTGGGTGAGATAACTGATTTGAAGTTTTTCTCAAACAAATTGTTCCGTGGGCTACGAATTCCAAGCAGTTACTTACCACAAGATTCAGAAGATGGTTCACAAAGTTTCAATGATGGGCGTGTCGGAACAGCATTAATTCAAGAATGGACGTTTAACCAGTACTGCAAACGTCTTCAGAAACAGATAATACCAAACCTTGATCGTGAATTCAAAATGTTCTTGAGATGGAGAGGTGTCAACATTGACAATTCTCTGTTCAAACTGGTCTTTAACGAACCACAGAACTTTGCGAAATATCGTCAGGTTGAGATTGATACAGCACGAATTGGAACATTTTCTCAGGTTGAATCGTATCCATACCTTAGTAAAAGATTTATGCTTCAGCGATTCCTTGGGTTGTCTGAGGAAGAAATTGCTGAAAACGAAAGAATGTGGAAAGAAGAAAACCCGGCGAAGACTGTGGACTCTCAGGGAGAGGATACCGGATTGCGTGGAGTTGGAATAACTCCTGGTGATGTTCAATCTGACATTGATATGTTTGCTGGCGATGAACTTGAAAACCTTGCTGGTGTTGATCAAGAAGCAGATTTGGGGATTACTCCATCTCCAGTTGGTGGTCAAGAAACTCCGCCCGCTGGAACACAAGGAGCATAAAAATGATATTGTCTGAAGTTTTTGAAAAAAATCCAGACGGTTACACAACCGATGGTGAAGATAATTCTTCACCAGACATGGAGTCTTTGCGTAAATCAAAACTAACACTTAAGCAATTGCATAGACTTCGTGTGATGAACGACATCAGGACCAGAGAAAAAGAAGATCGAATGCTTCAGATTCATAGTCAATACTCTCCCTCTGGTGGAGAAGAAGCGGGCGGTGGACTTGGTGGTTTAATCTAAAAAATCTGCGAAAAAACATTAAAAGCCAGCGAAAAATGCGAAAAAATGCCACATTTTCAACTGTTTTGTAAAATTTTGTTAAATACATATAACAAAATTTGCATTTTTTTACCAAGGACATGATCATGACAAAGTATGAAAAACTTATAGAATATATTATTTCTGACCAAGAAGATTTGGCCAAGCAACTTTTCCACGAAATCGTTGTTGAAAAGTCACGTGAAATTTACGAAGGCATCGTTCAAGAAGAGGATGATGAATTTGGTGGCGATGAAGTAGACGATTTCATGGATGACATTGAATACGATGAAGATGGTATTCGTGAAGCCGAAGGCGATGAAGAAGACGAAGAGTTAGAGGGTGATGAAGAAGACGAAGAATTCGGTGACGAAGAGGAGTCCGACGATGAATACGATTTCTCCACTGATTCAGAAGATGATGCCGACATGGACATGGATCTTGGTGGTGAAGAAGAATTCGGTGACGAAGAAGGCGAGGGAGATGGCGACCTTGAAGATCGCATACTTGACCTAGAAACTGCAATGGATGAACTTCGTGCTGAATTTTCCAGACAAGAGGGCGGTGAAGAAGAATTCGGTGACGAAGAAGACGAATTTGCTGCTGATGATGAGTTTGGTGGCGAAGAAGAAATTGCCACCGATGAGTTTGGTGGCGAAGAAGAATTCGGTGACGAAGAAGACGACAGCGACTTTGATGTTGATGACGAACTCAACCAAATTCGTGAATACGTCGAAAAGATCAACAATCCAGTCGGTGCTGAAGGCAAAGAAGCCGCTAAAGGTGGTGGCGTTTCAGTAAATAAGTCAAGTGTTGTTGCCAAAAAGAATGACATGGGTGGTTCAACTAAGAACGTAGTGAAGGGTGGCTCAGAAAAGAATCCAGACGGCAAAGCAGCAAAAGAGCCAAGTAACTATGTTACCAAGGGACGCACCAAAGTAAAGCATGCAGATAAATTTGAAAATGTGCCAAAGGCTAAAACCAAAGGTTACACCAACAAGCAAACTGCAGTAAAGAAAGAACCTGCCGGTGTCAATAAGACCAGCATTGAAAAGGGTTCTAAATAATCGGGTGATGCTATGAATATGCTATTGCGGGAATCCATGTCTTACGACAATGCAAAAATTGTCGTTGAAAGTGCTCAAGAAGGCAAAGACTTATACATGAAAGGTATTTGCATTCAGGGTGGTGTTCGCAATGCAAACGAAAGAATTTACCCTGTTGAAGAAATAGCAAAAGCAGTAAGTTCTATTTCCAAACAGATCAAAGAAGGGAATTCTATTCTTGGTGAACTTGACCATCCAAGCGACTTAAAAATCAACTTGGATCGGGCAAGTCACATCATCACTGAAATGTGGATAGATGGACCTAATGGATATGGTAAATTAAAAATATTACCTACACCAATGGGACAACTTGTTAAAACTATGCTTGAAAGCGGAGTTAAATTGGGTGTTTCAAGTCGTGGTAGTGGTAATGTAAATGAATCAACTGGTCATGTTAGCGATTTTGAAATCGTTACAGTTGATGTAGTGGCCACACCGAGCGCACCCAATGCTTATCCGACACCTATCTATGAGTCTCTTATGAATATGAGGCATGGGCACAGGTTGTATGAAATGGCACAGGAAGCGTCGGTTGACCAGCGTGTTCAAAAACACTTGAAAAAATCGATAGTGTCTTTGATCAAAGAGTTGAAAATATAGGAGACAATGCGATGTTTGAATTATTCAAACCGTTGCTTGAAAGCGGTGTTATAAACGAAGAAACACGCGCTGCTATTACCGAAGCATGGGAACAGAAATTAACTGAGGCTCGTGACGAAATTAAAGCAGAACTGCGTGAAGAATTCGCTCAAAAATACCAACATGACAAGCAAACTATGGTTGAAGCCATTGATAAAATGCTTAATGATAATCTCCAACAAGAACTGAAAGAGTTTGCAGAAGAAAAGAAGCAATTTTCTAACGATAGAGTAAAATTTAAGAAGCATGTGGTTGAATCTGCCAAGAAATTTGAGGCATTTTTGGCTAAGAAACTTGCTGAAGAGATCCAAGAACTACGTGCTGATAGAAAGTTGTATGAAGCATCACTAAGCAAGCTTGATAAATTTGTTAAGAGTGCCCTTACTGAAGAAATACGCGAATTTAGTTCCGACAAGCAAAAACTTGTTGAGGCAAGAGTTAAAGTTATTTCAGAAGCCAAGAAGACTCTCAAGAAAACTCAAGACAAGTTTATCAAAGAAAGTTCTCGTTTGGTCCAAAAAACAGTTGAGGGTGGACTTCGTTCCGAGATTACTCAACTGAAAGAAGATATACAAAATGCAAGAGAAAACATGTTTGGTCGCAAACTGTTTGAAGCATTTGCGAGTGAATTCGCTGTTACTCATTTGAATGAAAACAGAGAAATTAAGAAATTGCGTCAAGTAATTGATGCCAAGGAACGGCAGTTGTCAGAATCGAAGCAAGAGATTGCCAAGAAAAATTTGCTGATTGAATCTACCCAAAAGCAGGCAAGGATTATCCAAGAATCTGCTAAGAGAAATTCAATCATGCATGATTTGCTCAAGCCGTTAAACAAGGAGAAGGCACAGGTTATGGGTCAACTTCTTGAGAGTGTGCAGACTGAAAAACTGAAGTCTGCTTATGAGAAATATCTTCCAGCAGTGCTGAATAATAGTGGTCAAAAAACTACTCAGCGTGTTCTCACCGAGAGTAGAACTGAGGCAACTGGGGATAAAAATACTGTTTCAAATGTTTCAGATGATGCCGATAATGTAATCGCACTGAAGCGTTTGGCAGGGCTTAAATGATTAGTTTAGGAGAAAAGGAAAAAATGAAAACCGAACTATTAGAAAGTCGTTGGGGTGAGACTAAGGATGCCCTGCTAGAAGGTCTCCAGGGTTCCCGTCGCACTACTATGGCAACTATTCTTGATAACACAAGAAAGAATCTGGTGGAAAACGCAACTACCGGCGCTACTGCTGCTGGCAACATCGCATCACTTAACCGTGTGATTCTTCCAGTTATTCGTCGTGTTATGCCAACCGTTATTGCTAACGAAATTATTGGTGTTCAGCCAATGGCTGGCCCAGTCGCTCAGATTCATACCCTGCGCGTTCGTTATGCTGACAACATGACTGATACCAGTCCATTCCAGACTTCAGTTGCTGCTGGTGATGAGGCTCTTAGCCCATTCAAGATCGCCACTGCATACTCTGGTGATGCTACTACTGGTCGTGCTACTAACACCGCTTCACTTGAAGGTCAACCAGGTCGTCGTGTTAACGTCCAGTTGCTGAAGCAAGTTGTTGAAGCAAAGACTCGTAAACTGAGTGCACGTTGGACATTTGAGGCTGCTCAAGACGCACAATCCATGCATGGTATTGACGTTGAAGCAGAAATCATGGCTGCTCTTGCCCAAGAAATTACCGTTGAGATTGACCAAGAAGTTCTTGGTTCACTTCGCGCTCTTGCCGCAACCGAAGAGATCTACAACCAAGCCAATGTGAGTGGTACTGCTACTTTCGTTGGTGATGAGCACGCTGCTCTTGCAGTTCTTATCAACCGTGTTGCTAACAAGATCGCTCAACGTACACGTCGTGGTGCTGGTAACTGGGCTGTTGTTTCACCTGCTGCTCTTACTGTTCTGCAAAGTGCTACTACTTCAGCATTTGCACGCACTACTGAAGGCACTTTTGAAGCACCAACCAATACAAAGTTTGTTGGTACTCTGAACGGTGCGATGAAGGTATATGTTGACACTTATGCTTCCGATGCTACTCCAGTGTTGGTCGGTTATAAGGGTCAATCAGAAAGTGATGCTCCAGCATTCTACTGTCCATATATCCCATTAATGAGTTCTGGTGTGGTACTTGATCCTACTACTCTTGAACCAGTAGTTGGCTTCCTCACTAGATACGGCTACTGTGAACTCACAAATACTGCCTCTAGCTTTGGTAATTCTGCTGATTACCTTGGCGAGATCAGTGTAAGTAACTTGTCATTCATCTAATATAGTTAGATTTATGGTAGAAAGGCCCACTTCGGTGGGCTTTTTTATTTCTGGAGGTTTTTTGTGGTTGATATTGAACTCTTACTGTGGTAAACTTGTGACAAGTATAGCTCAATGTGCGGAGAAAAGCAACAGATGAATGAATTTTTAGAAAACAAGTACACGAAATGGTACTATCAGATAGTCACTAAAGCAAAAAACAGACTTCTTTTAGAGGGGTACTCAGAATTACATCATATCGTTCCGCGCAGCATGGGTGGAGAGGACGTTGATCATAACTTGGTCAGATTGACAGCACGAGAACATTTCATCTGCCATTGGTTGTTGACAAAAATGACTGAAGGTGATAACCGACACAAGATGTTGGCTGCGATCCGGATGATGTACCAAGTGGAAAACAAAGAAACTCAACAGCGATACCGTTCAAAGATCACGTCGCGAGTTTTTGAGAAGATCCGTTCTGAATGGGCTGCTGGGCATGCAGAACTTATGTCTGGTGATAACAATCCAGCAAAAAGACAAGAAGTTCGCGAAACTATAAGAAAACAAAAGACCGGCGTCAAAAGAAAAGAATTCAGTCAGGAATGGAAAGAGAAACTTAGTAAGAATCATAAGAGCACGAAAGGACACGACTGTTCTCTATCAGAGGAAACAAAAAGAAAAATACGTGAAGCACACATCGGCATGAAGCATTCCGAGGAAACGAAGAAGAAAATCGGTGAATCTCAACTCGGACGGAAAAGATCTGAAGAAACTAAACGGAAAATTAGTGAGGGACGGAGAGCATACTTTGCAAGAAGAAGAGCAGAAAAAAATGCAGGAACGACTACTTAAACTGATTGATGGGGTGAATCCAAAACATTTCTGGAAAGCAGTAAAAAAAGATAGTGAAGTGTATAATTTTGTCAACACTTTTTATGGAAATACATTTTCGGAAAAAATATTCAACTTTTTGACTCCAAATCAGAACGTGTGTCAATACGGCAACTCAAAAGTTTTTAATTCATTTGATAAAGGATACAGATTTTGTGGGAAAGCATCAGTTTGTCAGTGCGCAAAAGAATCTGTATCAAAAAAATCTAAAGAGTCACACGCACTTAGGACACCGGAGCAAAAGGCTGCGTCAGTCCAGAAAACAATTGAAACAAATCTTACACGATACGGGGTTGCAAATGCAGGACAAACACCCGTTGCAAAACAGAAACACGCAGAACTGTATGCAAAAAACAACGAAGAAGGAAATATGTACAGTTTTGAGATGAAGTATGGAATTTGTTTTGAAATTACAGGGAAAAATGATAAAAAATTAAGAGAACGTATGGCAATCCATTATTCACAGCCAAGAGGGTTTGTTGGACGTAGTATATGCCTTGCTATATATCATGGTGGAGTATACTATGGACACATTGTTTTTGGGAGTGCAACCCTTCATCTTCCAGGTAGGAATGAATTTCTTGAAGTGACAACAAAGGAAGATATACAGCGGATTGCGAATAATATATTCTACAATATTTCGAGTAAAGATGGATATCCAATTCGTAACTTCACTACTCGGGTATTGGTTGAAGCAGAAAAACTCGTGGTAAAATTGTGGAAAGAAAAATATAATACTTCGTTAATTGGTTTTGAAACATTAGTTGAATGCTCTGAAAGAAGAAATGGTGAATTATACTTGAAAGGTGGTTATGAAATAGTGGGAAAAACGAAGGGATATACATGTAAACGGGTATCTGGTATAGGTTCCGATGGATGGGGTAGTAAAAGAGTTTGGAATAAAGACAAGAACTATTTTCGACCAAAAATTGTTTTATGTAAAAAAATTAATTTCTAAACAGACTGGTGAATGAAAAAGAAATGGATTCTCAGGAAAGACAAAAAATACTTGAATTGATCAAGAACAGACCAAAACATTACGCTCAAGATATTAAAACAGATATTGAATTATTGAATTGGGTGAAATCCAACTCTCTCGTTTGCAGCGATAATATCTCAGAAATGACATATTCCGCTGTGCATCAAGTCGATAATGTCTGTGAGCATGGAAAAATAAAAAAGTTTGATAGATTTTCAACTGGATTTAAGGGTTGTGGTCCTGCAAATATTTGTGAATGCACCAAAAAATCAATATCATCTTCTGTTTCATCCACAAAATCTGGATATACAACGTCAAAACATAAAGAAATAAACACCAAGAGAAAAGAAACGATGCTTTCTTTGTATGGGGTTGAGCATAATCTTCAAAGAACTGAAGTAAAAGAAAAGATATCTCGGCCAAAGATTGATTGTAATCAACATTCTTTGCTTTCTGATTATGAGTGGATGCATTCTGAGTATGTAAAGAAGAAGAGAACTTTGGTTGATATTGCTGATGAACTTGGTGTTTATTATGGAACGGTGGGTGACTACTGTAGAAAGCATGGATTCGATATTCGTTCAAATTCTAATTACAGTTTGGTTGAAAAACAGGTCAGGGATTACATGAAAGAATTGCTTGGTGACATAGAAGTTGTCGAGAATGATCGTAAATTGTCAGATGGTAAATATGAAATTGACATTTATGTCCCAAGTCATAAAATTGGCATAGAAATTAACGGATTGTTCTGGCATTCTTGGAATCCATCAGTTGAGAAACCAGAAAATAGAAATTATCACAGTGATAAGACTGAATATTTCGCTAATATTGGAATACAAATTGTTCATATCACTGATTCACAGTGGAATACAAAACGTGAAATCGTTTGTAGTTTGTTGAAATCGAAGTTTGGAATGTCCGAAAGGTTGTATGCAAGAAAATGTAATATTGTTGAATTGGATTCTGTTAAACAAAAAGAATTTTTTAATTCTACCCATTTGCAAGGGTATGTTCCTGCCGCATTTTCTTTCGGATTAGAATATTCGGGTGAAATAGTTAGTGCAATTTCTGTATCAAAAAGCAGAATTAAACCAAATGATGGTCATGAATTGGTTAGATTTTCAACAAAATTAGACACTACAGTGGTCGGTGGTTTATCAAAACTTCTGTCACATGCACGAAAAACTCTAAATATCAAAAAAATGACTTCTTATTGTGATCGTGACATTTCAAATGGGAAAGGGTACTTGACAGTTGGTTTCACATGTGATAAAGTGACTGAACCTGGATATTTTTGGACAGATGGGACAAACATTCACAGCCGACAAAAGTGCCAGAGAGAGAAGTTGAGAAAATGGTTGCCTAATTTTGATGAATCTTTGTCCGAAGCAAGCAACATGTTTGCAAATGGATACCGACGATATTGGAATTCTGGCAACTTTTTGTTCAAAATTGAGTTTTAATTTTCTGAGGATTTGTAGAATGTTTTCTTTTCGTAGTCTATTAATGCCACTACTGTTTGCTTCAAGTGTTGGAACTGCACACGCAGATGCTATTCACGTTCCAATCTACATGCTTTGTACTACCCCACAAACTATGCAAAAGTTCATGGAAGAAGAACAGTATAAAGTTGTCATATTTGGCGATTCAGACATCATCAGCGCGCCATCTGAACTGACAAGTGGTGGATTCATTGTCGCTGTCAACCCAAACATGGAGCATATCAATGTTTTCGTTATGAATGACGGCACAACTTGCTTATTAAGTAGCGGGCAGAGGGTCATTGCTGCAGAATGAATCAAAAATGGGGAGTTAACTCCCCATTTTTGATCATAAATTTGGCTTAATCTTTTTGAGTGGAGCCTTTGCTTTCTTTGTTTGAATTTCTGGACCCGATTTTCTTCGCTGATTCATTGCCTCTAATGCGAAAATTGTCAAGTTTTTTAAGTTTTCTTGGACTATTCGTTGCAAAGTTTTGTCATCAATTGACTCCCGGTTCCTCAATTTGTCTATAGCAGATTTTACTCTACGACTCATCATCGCGTATAGACCTTCAGAAAAGTCATCAACTGTTTCAATACCAAAAACAGATATTGATACTGGATACATTTTCTTCAGTTCGTCATATCTCTTTGGCTCAAAGTTGGTAGATGATTGTCGTTCAGTGTTTTTTTCTGAACCTTTAATCATTTCTTTGGACATCTGTGGAGAAATATCTTGATTTTCTTCTGCTTCTCTGAATTGCTTGCTTTTCATAATAATGATCCAATAATACATGTATTTATCAAAAATCTTGATAAATACTATGACGCTTTTTGTTCCTGAACAAACAGGGATTTATGGGGTTTGCCCTCCCCGTAGACTTAGAACGTCACACATAAAGGAGAAAAAAATGGGTCGTCCGTTAAATAAAAGATATTTTGGGTCTGGTGCTGGAAATCAGATCAAGGTTCGTGCAAAGATTGGTGCCAATGATGAAGGCGATGGAGTCATCGTAAGTCAACGTGGAAGTAAGAAATTTAAGGTTACTGTTGGTGTAGATACCGGTGATTGTTTTTTGGTTGACAAGGCTGATGGTGCTCTTGGCGCAAATGAAATGTCCATTACTGTTCTTACAGATGCTGGACAACTTGTTCGTGCAAAAAAGATAAGCGCGCATCGTGTGACTACCAGTGATGGGGTTAGTGTTCCGTGGAATTTTAGTGATAGTTATTATGATGGATCAGTTCAGGTTGAAGAAGTTGAAGATGGATTCGCAGATCCAGTTATACTGATCACAGTTCAGCCAAGCAACTTGACTGTCGATGAAGGTGACGAAGCAAACTTCTACGTTGAAGCATCCGTTGCTCAGGGTGGAGTTGTGGAATATGAATGGCAACTGTCAACTGATAATGGTGGAACATGGACGCCAATAACTGATGGTGGAATTTGGAGTGGTGCAAATACCGATGCGCTTACTATTGATCCAACTCCAGACACTTTCACTGGACACCAATTCAGAGTTGTTCTGAGCGCAACTGGTCTTGATGATGTGACTTCACAGGTGGCAACGCTCACAGTGACTCCAGTGTAAACCAATCTGTTACAATTTTCTTGTTGACGCAAGAATTCACGGAAGGCATAATGCGAACTCACAACAAACACGGAGTTCGCATTATGCCTTCTGTTCTTATTAAGTCTGGAACTCATCGGACTAACATTATCACTAACAAAGTTTTCCCGCTTGTGAAACCTTATAAACAAGGTGTCAATGGTGGGTTCATTACGGTGGATGCTTCTTCTGAATATGGCATTGAGTTTAACCGGATTCGTGTTAAAGTTGAGCCATTTAACTTTGAGGTTTATGACGTTGAATCCGAAGTCATTCAAGCAGAAGACGAGACGGATGAAGAAATCATTGAGCGTATTGGATCGCGTTTTTCTATTCTCCGTGATATGGCAAAGGCTACTATTTCAGGAAAAATCAAATCCCTTATTGTGAGTGGACCTCCTGGTGTTGGTAAAAGTTATGTTGTTGAAGATGAAATTGACAAAGACCGAGTCATGCAAGGTCTTACACTTGGAAAACGCAAGACTAGTATTGTGAAGGGTCATATTTCTGCCCTTGAACTTTATTCTCTTCTGCACGATCATAGCGACCAAAATAGTTTGGTTGTTTTGGATGATGTTGATTCGGTGTTTTTTGATGACACTGCATTGAATCTTCTTAAAGGTGCCCTTGATACTGGAAAGAAACGGAAAATTTCTTGGTTGTCAAATAACCATGCAATCAATTCTGGTAATTTGCCCGAAACATTTGAGTTTAAAGGTGCAGTGATTTTCATCACGAACATCAAATTTGCAGGAATGAGGAATAGCAAAATCAAGGATCATCTTGAGGCCATTCAGTCTCGTAGTCATATCATTGATCTTACAATTGACACTCCGCGTGAAAAGATTCTTCGTATCAAGCAAATTGCTATGACCAATGAATTGTTTAAGAATTATAAGTTTTCGGATGAAATGAAGTCTGAAATCATCGATTATATTGATAGAAAACAGGATTCTCTTCGTGAAATCTCTTTGCGAACTGCAATTAAAGTTGCTGATCTCGCTGATAGTTTCCCTAAAAAGTGGAAGTCAATCGCAGATGTGACTGTTTGTAAGAATTAAAACTCGTTATTTATCAGAATGGGGGCATTGCCCCCATTTTTGTTGACTTTAGTATAAAACCTTGCTATAATTTGGCATTACAAAAATCATGATCATTTTAGATGAAAAAAGCCAAATTTATTATAAAAGATGAAGTAAACCTAAAGATAGAAGGACTTGATCCAGATATACGAAGAAAACTGACTTCTATGTTTAAGTATGAAATACCCGGTGCTCGCTTCACACCGGCAGTAAAGTTGGGAAGATGGGATGGGAAAGTTTCTTATTTCCAACTTAGTGGAAGCACATATATAAATCTTATACCAGAAATTATTCCTGTTATTGAACAGTCTGGATACCAAGTTGAGTTGGTGGACAATCGCAACCCACCAATTGATTTTATATTCAATGAAGTTCAAGAAGACTATCTTTCTGATACTAAGTGGCCAGAAAATCATCCAAAAGCAGGCGAACCAATCATGCTTCGCGATTATCAAGTTGGTGCGATAAACATGTTTTTGCAAAATCTGCAATCAATACAGTCGATATCTACTGGTGCTGGCAAAACGATTATCACCGCGACACTTGCTAAAACAGTTGAAAAGTATGGTAGAAGTATTCTTATTGTTCCAAGTAAGAGTCTAGTCACGCAAACCCAAGAAGATTATATAAACATTGGTCTTGATGTTGGTATTGTTTATGGTGATAAGAAAGAATTTGATAATAAGCACCTTATATGCACATGGCAGAGTCTAAACAGTATTTTGAAAGACGATGTGGAATCTTTTGTTAGGATAATACAAGACTGCGTGTGTGTTATGGTTGACGAGTGCCATTCTATTCGTGGAAATGTGTTGAAGGATTTATTGACTGGAGTATTTGCTGATATACCTATCCGATGGGCACTTACTGGGACAATACCAAAAGAACAGTTTGAGTTTAGAGCATTGCAAGTTGCTATTGGTGAGGTAACAAATGCTGTTGCTGCAAGTGATTTACAAGACAAGGGTGTTCTAGCAAAATGCTCAGTAAATCTTGTTCAACTGGTTGATTACGCTGAATTTGCATCATACCAACAGGAAGTCGGGTATTTGGTCACCGATTCAAAAAGACTGGAGTATATCTCTGGTTTAATAGAACAACTTGAAGGTAACACTCTCGTGCTTGTTGATCGCATCGCATCTGGGCAATTTATTGCTCAAAATTTAACCAATTCTGTTTTCGTCAAAGGGTCGACCAAGCAAACTGAACGTAAAAAAGAATTTACCGAAGTAAATTTTTCTGACTCGAAGAGGATAGTTGCAACTTACGGAGTTGCAGCAGTTGGCATAAACATTACTAAATTGCATAATTTGGTTTTGCTTGAACCGGGAAAGAGTTTTGTTCGCGTTATTCAGTCTATTGGACGTGGACTCCGTAAGGGGTTTGATAAAGATGAAGTTGTTATCTGGGATATATCTTCTACCTGCAAATTTTCAAAAAGACACCTCTCGAAAAGAAAGCAGTATTATGCAGAAGCAAAATACCCATGCAAACTGCAAAAAAAGGAATGGAAATAGCATGAGAATTTTAACTTTAGAAAATGAAAGCTATAACATCGATCACATACCAACTAAGGTTGATGATCTTCGTTTTTGTGTTTTGGATAACTCAAACATAAAAGAACCAGATTTTTACTTTAAACAGTTAATCTTTTTGGAAAGTTTCAACTCACCCGCATTGGTCATAAAAATAGGAAAAACCGCTGTCACTATGCCCATAGATTGGCAAATTTTGATTGGAGAACCAGACCAAGGTGATTTAGAAGTTGTCCCTTTAACATCAATAAATGATCGTGGATTTAAAGGTTTTGTATTTAATCCGATAAACGGATTCAGAACGCATTTTGTTGATATAGAAATTGTCGATGTTTTTCAAGATATACGATGGTATGCTCCAAAAATTAAACCAAATAGTTTTCTTGCTGTCCCAATAAATGATGATCCAACTCCGTTGTGTGCTTATTTTATTAGAGATGTCAATAAACAGAATGAAGTTGTCAATTATTCGAAACTATGGTAGCATGTCGTGATGAGCGAACGAACTATTTTTGAAATCATAAAATCTGCCGACAAAAAAGATTATGGATTGTATGATAAGTTATCTGATACAGAACTCAAGGCATTGAGTTCTTTTATGCTATTAAAATGGATGCCTTCTGTGACGGCAAGTTATGATGTTCAGGCGTATTATCTTATGTCTGTTAACCACAACATGAATGAATACTTTTTTGATGTGCAGAAGCATCCGAAGTTGCAATGGCTAATGTGTGTGGCATCTTCTCCAAATATCGGGACTCCAAAACATTACTGGGCTCATCCTAAAAAGAAAAATGAGAAAAAGAATGATTTGAATGGATTGCTGAGAGAACTTTATCCTACCGCAAAGTATGCTGAAATTGAATTGATGGAAAAACTCTATGATAGAGAACATATTAAGTGCTTGGCAAGAGAGCATGGGTGGCAAGAATCAGAAATCAAAAAGTACACCAAGTAAATCTTATTCATGCGAATATTGCAATAGATCTTTTGCCAAAGAAACTACGTTAATTAGTCATCTTTGTGAAAAAAAGAGAAGATATAAGCAGAAAGATGAAACTGCAGTAAGAATTGCGTTCAACTTATTTGTTATATTTTACAATAAGATCCAAAGTGGTAAAAATACACAACAGGCCAAAACATATGATGACTTCGTTGATAGCCCTTATTATCTTGCATTTGTTAAATTTGGACGGCATGCAGTTGATATAAATGTTTTTGATGTTGAGGGATTTTATAAATGGTTGTTGGCTAATGATATAAAAATAGATCATTGGTGTAAGGATTCTTATTATCAAGAATTTTTGAAAGTAAAACTTCTTACCGAGAATGTCGCTGATGCGGTAGCAAGGTCTATTTCAACCATGGATGATTGGGCAAAGGGTGCAGGAAGCAAGATGCAGGACTATTTTAAGTATGCGTCATCTGGACGGATTTGCCGAGACATATCAATGGGATTGGTTTCTCCTTGGGTGATATATTGCTCAAAAACTGGAAATAAATTCCTAGAAACTCTCGATGAAGAAAATTTAAAATATATATGGGATTGGATCGATAGTTCAAGATGGGAAAGAAAGTTTAACAGACATGAGCAAGATGTTGATTGGATAAAAGAAATAATGCGATCTTCTGGATTCTGAAAAATGAGAATTGGTGATATTGACATCGATGTTTCTGATAGGAAAGAAATCCTTGCGTTGTTTAAACACAGAAATGCCAGTATGAAACTTGCGGACGGAACACTTCGTAAACATAATACTGGTGTTTATTTTTGTGATATACCGCACTTTTATGACACTCTGGAATCTACTATTGACTATTCCAAAGCAGAAGAAATCGGTTACATGAAGATTGACATAATCAATAATTCTGTATATAGAGATATTAAAACCGCGCAGGAGTTGCACCACTTGATGCACACTTCACCGGATTGGAATTCTCTTGATGATAAAAACTTTTTTGAGAAAGTTGTTCATATTAACTCACAGTGGAAATCATACCGAGAATTAAAAGAAAAGATAACATCAGTTGCTCATATGGCAATGTTTTTGGCTATAATTAGGCCGGGAAAAAGACATTTGATTGGAAAAACTTGGGAAGATATTTCAAACACTGTTTGGTTAAAACCGGATACTGACGAATACTATTATAAAAAGGGACATGCAATATCATATGCTTACACAGTCGTGATACATATGAATAAACTACTTTCCGGTAGAGAGTAACGTGATATTTTTCTTTTTTGACTTTTTTGCTGAAAGTTGTTTTAGACTCGTTGTTGGTCCATGTTTTATTGTTACATCCTTGCTGTTCAAAGTCTTTAACGTTTCTTTGAATACTGTCCAATCATTTTTTAGAAATATGTTTATTGGAATTTGACGAGAACTTTCCCACCACCATTCTTCTGCGAGTTTTATGAAAAGTAGTTTTTCTTCAGTGGTTTTTAAGCATCCAAAATCATATATTGTAGTGATCGTGTCATCATGATTTTGGATTATTCCTATATATTCATTTTTTCCATATGATACGAATGTTAAAAACGGATATTTGTTTAGTAAATTTTTATAATTATCTTCCATGTTCCACAACTTGTTGTCTAATTATTTATCAAAATTATTTTAATAAATAGATGAAGGGGTTAGATTGGAATGAAAACCATAAATTCTTATAAATATAATAATGAAGTCAATGTGTTATCCAACATTGATTACCAATACAATAATTACACCGTCATGTATGCACATAAGATAAAAATATACCGTAATATAGATAACAAAGTGTTTTTTCATGTGAAAAATCATGACCAAAAATCAGTTGATCTCTCGGATTATAGTCTCAAACTTGTTATTCTTCTTGACAATAATTCTCTATATCATGAATTTGAATGCGAACCTATGAATGCAACACGAGGGAAGTTTTCTGTGTTGATACCCGATCATATTTCGGTTACCCTAGATAAACAAATGTATAATTACGCATTATATATTCAAGATGCCGACGGATATAAAGATATTTTGTATTCCGACGATTTTTATAACTGCCGTGGGGAAATTTTGGTAGGTGATGGGCCATACCCATCATTTAAACAAAGTTTGACTTTATACACTGTAAATCAAGGAGAGGGAAATTTTTCCACTTCTACTGTTAGCCCAAACCAAATAGGTGGAAATTCCGAATATTCAACATTCCAACTATTTTTTACAGATTTTACTGGAACGGTGAATATTGAATACACTTCCGAGCCAATTCCACAGCACAATGTTGCTAATTGGACAAATGTAAAAAATTCTGAATATTTGAATGCTACTGGCTCCGAATTTTTTGTGATTAACGGAATCTATGAGTTTATGCGAGTTACTGGAAATGCTATTTCTGGAAAAATAGAAAAGATTCTGTTTCGTGCCTGATCATTCCACTATTAATCTGATAGTAGGACTGTCCATGGACAGTCCTATCTTTTTGTGATACAATGACAGAATGACTGCAAAAGACAAATCTTTGATAAGAGACTCCATCGTTTCTGCTTGGGAAAAACACGACAGATGTAAATATTCATCTAATGGATGGATTAGTTCCAATTCTGTCTGTTGCCATCATCGGGGTCACAGGAAGGATTCCAGAGGGCGAGGAGGACTTATGGTTTCTCCTGATGGATCAGTTGTTTATCACTGCTTTAACTGTAATTTTAAAGCAGGATACTATCCAGGAAAACCTTTGGGGTTTAATATGAGAAAATTTCTTATCTGGATTGGATATGATGAAAGTGTGATAAGGTATTTTGTATTGCAAGCAATGCGGGAATATGAATCCGCATATGAATCAGACCCAACCAAGATTGATATAAATTCAATTACATTTAAGACTATTGATTTGCCAAAATCTTCAAAATCTTTTGTGTATTGGGCAAATAACATGTCGCGAATAGATCCTAAGAAACACAATGATTTTTATTCGGCGATTACATACGCCAGTGATCGATGCGTCGATTTATCAAAATATGATTTATATTGGACACCCGACACAGAAGAATCGATGCATAAAAGAATAATTATTCCTTATACAAACAGGGGCGATAATGTTGGGTATGCAGCAAGAACTGTATCTAAAAGTAATGCAAAATATATAGTAAAGAAAAATTCTGGTTATGTTTTTAATCTTGACAAACAACAAAGAAATCGGAAGTTTGTTATTGTGACAGAAGGAACATTTGACGCGCTATGTTTGGATGCAGTGGCAACGATGTCATCTGACATAACTGAATTGCAGGCTGAATATATAGAAAATTTATACAGAGAAGTTATAGTTGTCCCTCATTGGGATAAATCTGGAAAATTTATGTTAAATAAGGCATTGGAATACGGATGGAATGTTAGTTTTCCAGTGTGGAGAGAAGACTGCAAAGACATAAATGATGCAGTTATGAAATATGGGAAGTTATTTGTTTTGAAAACGATAATTGATTCGACAGAACATAGTAGTTTAAAAATACAGTTGATGGAAAAAAATACTAAATGGATGACAAAACAATAACTGATTATACAGTTGAAATTCAAAAATTCTTCATTGAGATAATGATTTCTGAACCTGCGTGCTTCACCAGAGTTCAATCTATTTATAATGTTGAGAATTTTGATAAACCACTTAGAAAGGCAGCAGATTTTTTAATAAAACACGCCGAAGAATACAATTCTGTCCCGACTTTTCAGCAAATTAAGACTGTTTGTTCAACAGAACTTGTAAAGGTAACTGATCTCAATGAAAGCCATTTAGAATGGTTCTTTTCTGAGTTTGAAAAGTTCACTAGAAGAAAGGAACTACAACGCGCTATTCTCAAATCAGCAGATTTGCTTGAAAAGGGTGATTATGAGCCTGTGGAAAAAATAATAAAAGATGCAGTTCAAATCGGTCTTATAAAAGACATTGGACTTGATTATTGGGGAAACCCAAGGGAACGGTTGCAGTCTTTGCGGGACAAGAACGGACAAATTTCTACTGGATATCCAAAATTGGATAAGTTGCTATTTGGTGGATGGAATAGAGGAGAACTTGAAATTTTGGCCGCACCATCTGGTGGTGGTAAAAGTTTGATGATGCAGAATTTTGCTGTTAATTGGCTTTTATCCGGATTAAATGGCATATATTTCACGCTAGAACTTAGTGAAGAACTATGTGCCATGCGTATGGATTCGATGATATCTGGCATTTCTACACGTGAGGTGTTTAAAAGTCTTGATGATCTTGAATTGACACTCCGGATGAAACAAAAAAGTGCTGGAAAATTTAATTTGAAATTTTTTCCTGCTGGAAGTGTTGTTAATAAACTTCGTAGTTATTTGAAAGAGTATCAAGTTCAAACTGGAATAAAACCAGATTTTGTTATGGTTGACTATCTTGATCTGCTTATGCCAAGTTCTGTTAAAGTTAATCCATCTGATGTTTTTATTAAGGACAAATATGTTTCTGAAGAATTAAGAAATATGGCGAAAGAATGGAATTTTATACTTGTTACTGCTTCGCAATTTAACAGAACCGTGCAGGACGAAATGGAGTTCAATCATTCTCACATTAGTGGCGGTAAAAGTAAGATTGATACTTGTGACAACTTTGTTGGCATATACAACGATTTGGCGATGCGTAATCGTGGGAAGATTCAACTTCAGTTATTAAAAACTCGTAATTCAAGCGGTGTTGGTCACAAAGTTGAATTGGATTACAATATTGATACCTTACGCATTGAGAACGGTGAGGACGATGAATACCAACAGAATGTCACGGATATAACAAGTAGCATCCAAGCAAAGATTAAGAGAGCATCCTCGGTGTTAAAATCTACAGAAATAGTAACCGAGGATGGTGAGATAATAGATTCATCTGCTACGGTAAAACCGGATATAAAATCATCGTCATTAAAGCAACTTTTGAATAAAATTAAGACATCCGACGATTGAACTGCTTTTGGTGAAGAACGCAGCGTCTAAAGAACACTGCGTTCTTCACGCTCCGATGATAAATATAGTCAACAACCACAGAAAGAGGACATGTTTTGTTAAAAAAGACTAAAAGTATTTTAGATGAGTTGTCTGAACTTTCTATTGCTAAATCTGATAACATGCATGTCACAGAAAGTCGTGCACTTAACATTATTCACTCTGCAATAAATCTTCTTGAGCATATACATAAACATTATGATGATGAAGTTGCAAACGATCTTGAAAAGAGATTTTTAAACAGTGTTAGATCGCGTGACCCAAGTAAATTTTCTCGTGGGATCGGAAAGGCTAAAAAATAATTATGAGAAAAGAAGAATTTATAACCGAAGGGCCACTTGACTATTTTAAGAATCGTGGGCTACAGAAACAATTTAAGCAATCTCAACAAGAACGCGACAAAAAAGTTGATGCATTAGCAAAAAATGCACTTAAGAATGTTGCCGCATACATATCTTCTGCCGTAAAATCTGGAAAACCAACCCCTACTCCGGACGAACTTTCCCAATGGGCAAAAAAATATTTTGCAAATTTTTCAAAGGATATGTTAAATGATTTTGAAGTTAACACGAATCCACAGAAAATTGACGAACGTGGGCTGTATGATTGGTTTTCGCAGTTATTGAATCACAATTTCGTTAGATTAGACACTATTCGCCAGCAGCAAGCACAACAGAATGTTGGACAGGAACCAGCACAGAATGCTGGTCAAGAAACTGGACAAGAACCAACTACAGCAAAAAAGCGGTCTGTTAAACCAAAGTATGAACAAATTTTTTCAGATCCAGAGAGACTACGTGCGGCATGGAACGCATTCGTAGATCAGAACGGCAATGTTACCCCTGCGATGCGTGGTGTTCTTAAAAACATTTGGATGAACACTGGTGGAATAAGAGCCGAAAGTGCAGAAAAAAAAATAGATGAAGATTGGAAAAAAACTGCTGCTGCATTCGGGACTGGTGCTGCATTGGCACTTGGTTCTCAATTTATGAAAGATAAGAATGTTTCTCCAGATGAGTGGAATCCTCCTCCATCTCGTTCCGAAATAGTTTCTCCGAAAAAAGATAACAAAGTTGCGCCTCCACAACAAAACAAGAATGCACCACCATTGCCAAAAAACGAGTTCCGTGATATTCTGATAAAGAAAGCAACTGCACAGGGAATACATGGAGTTGAACTCGCTCAACTTCTTGCTCAAGCGCACCATGAAACGGGCGGTTATAGAACTATGATCGAAGATGGCGATAATGCAAGATTTACGAGAATGTATGACAAAGCAAAAAATTATAGAACTGCACGGAGACTTGGGAATACCACGGTCGGAGATGGACCAAAATTCAAAGGTAGAGGTCACCTACAAATAACAGGTAGGGACAATTACACTTTTGCTGCAAAATATTTAAAACTTCCTTTGACCAGTAGCCCAGATTTGCTTGAAGATCCAAATATTGGTGCTGATGCGTCCCTTTGGTATTGGGTTAAACGAGTGAAGCCTTATGTTACGGATTTTTCTGACACAGAATCTGTTACTAAAAGAATAAACCCTGGGCTGAGTGGTCTAGCAGACAGAATGGAACAATTTGAATACTATAAACAACGGATTGTTAGAGATGATAATTGAAAATATAATTCTTTCAATAAAGGCATGGATATCCACTCTGGTGGATATTTTTTCCGCTGTTGCAGAATCACACTCGCATACGAATCTTCGAGATAATGATGAAAACCCACATTGAGCACATTGAAGATTTAGTTTTCGACGGGAATTCTGGACTCAAGAAGTCTGTAACAATGTTGAAGAATATTTGTCAGTCTCCAGAAAACTTGTCTGTAAAGTACGATGGTATGCCAGCAGTTATATTTGGGAGAGATTCTTCTGGAAATTTCATTCTTACTGACAAAGTTGGATTTAACGCAAAAAAATATGATGGAAAACCAACCAGCGAAGAAGGATTGGTTTCTATGATACTTGCAAGAAATTCAAAATTTGGAAACAAAGAAGAATATGCAGCAAAAATGGCATATGTTCGTAGATTGTTAGAAACAGTTGTTCCTAAAGATTTTCGTGGGTATCTATGGGGGGACTTACTTTGGGTAAAAATGCCAAATCCCAACGAGGATTTTGTTTTTAAACCGAATGTAGTAACTTATGTCGTCAGAAAGCACACCGAAGAAATGCGACAAATATTTCAAAAACCGGTTGGGATAGCAATTCATTACTATCTGGAAAGTCCTCAACATTCTCCGGTGGTTTGCGATGAGTATGAATTCTTTAATAACAGCAGAGTATATTTGTTTTCCTCTAAAGTTGATGTAGAGTACAACTGCGACCAAAGATTGCTCAGTAGTCTTGATAGTTTGGCACTAAATCGTGATTATGACTTCGTTGTCAAAAGTCCTACTATTCCATCTATACTTCGTAGATACGTCAATTACTTGATACGAACAAACAATTACGACCGTATTTCCGAAATTTTTAAGACATGGGTCATTTCTGCAAACATTCCAGAAAAGGATAAGTCTCAAATGATAAAAACTTATGATGAAAACAAACTGTATTTTGATTATATGTTTGATTTGCATAAGTTCATAACAAAAGCAAAACTATATCTGTTACGTCAGTTGAATCAGATTCCGAGAAAATTCGATTCTTATGTGGGTGATAAGAGAACGGGTGAGGGGTTTGTTTACAATGATCTTCTACAACCACTCAAATTGGTTGATCGTGAAGTATTTTCTCATGCAAATTTTGCAAAAAACAAATAATCAAAATGCATTATTTTTCAAAATTGATAAATACTCATATGCAAAAGCATAATGCAAAATTTTAAGGAGATTGAAAATGGCTATTGTTACACGTGTTAGTGGTGATGCACATGGTGTGGTAAACGTTGATGTTGGTGTTTCAAAGACTGGTATCGGCGGCATTATAAGCACTGGTGTTGCCAAGCGTCCAACCGCATTTAAGATTATGGCAATTGGTGCCGGTGGTGCAGTTGACCTTCGTGGTGAAATGGGCGTAAATGGCGCAGTAGAAGCAATTCTTCGTGTAGTTGCACTCACTACCAATGTAATTATGTATCAGGTAGAAAACACCAATGCTGGTCAACTCAGCGTTGTGGTTGAAGGCAATGGTTGGGCAACTGACGCTGATCTTCAAGCCGCAGTTCGCGCTCTTGGCGCAACTGTGGGTGCTGGTCCAGTTGATCTTACTCAGTCAACTGTAAGTTCAGCCGGTGGCCTAAAACTGGCTTAATAAGAAACGTTGTTTCAAAATTAAAAAGCGACCGCAAGGTCGCTTTTTTGTTTCCATCTTGTTTGGAAACTAAATACTTGATGCAAAACTTTATTATATATACAATGTTTGACATAACAAAAACAGACGTTCTGTTTGTTGATTATTCCGCTGCTACGGACGAATTGAGGAAACAAAGAAACCAACATAGAAATTGGCAAATGTTTTTTCAGGCAATTCAACTTAGATCGCAACCAATGAATTTGTCATGTCCAATACGAGCAATAAATTCCGATGTGTTTGGTAATAGGAGAGTTGTTTGGTATTTCAAATTTTCTTATGAAAGTGACGGAATTTTTCAATTTAATGATGACCAAACCTATTTTCTTAAAAAAGATCTGGAAAATATTCCACTTACAATTGGTTTAGATGAATGCCCATTTTTAGAAACTCGTAACATAATAACGTTTGGTGATGACATAAATACTATTGTGATGGTTGATAATCATGGGGAAATGACGTGAAAATTGTTGATATAATTGGAAGTGATCTTAAAGTAATTCTTTCGAATGAAGAAGATGACATGTATGAACACATAAAAGAGAAAGGAACAACACACAAGTCGGAATTGGATGCGAGAGAATACAGGATACTTTCTAGACTGGTCGAATTAAACATTGTTGAAAGGAAGATGCGTGATGGCAAAATCACATTTTCTGCAAGATGATGTTATACTGGAAGTTTCTGATTTTATAACTGACAAAATATATAATTGGATACGACAGCAGATAACAGCTTATTCAGATAAAGAAATAGAAATATCAAAGGATTGCTACCGGGTTGGAAATTACTTGATTAAAAAAACTGACAATTTTTGGACATTATATTTTTTTGAAAACTTTTATGGAGCGTTTTTAACGAAAAAGCATGCCTTACTTTGTTGCTACTATCATAAAAAAAATGACATAGCATCCGCAATGGATATAAGAGATATAAGCCAAGGATTGATTGAACAGATGAACGATTATCACAGGTACAGCATAAGAGCAAAGTCTGAAAATAAAAATTTTGATTTATATTTCTCAAGATTGAAACAAAATGAAAAAAAGATAAATACACTCAAGAGTCGTATATCTTTGCATTTGGCAAAAATTTCGTTATACAAAAAAATGGGAAATAAAAATGAACATCAACAGCATTGACACCGGGGTTAATTATAAAAAAATAAACAAACTTTGTGAAAGCAGGTTTGGATTTACATTAAACTTTGACAGATTGACGCTCAACAAAGCAAAAAAAATATACGAGACCGTCAATGCAGGGATTGAAAAAATCCGACGCTCGGAAGGAATACACGAGTCGCATGTTAATAAGAAATACATGGAATTGTTGACTATTCGTGAAGGGTTGAAAGATTGGATATCAAAGAAAAACATCTTTGAGAGCGAGACTGCACAAGCAGAGGTGCTACTTGCCGCAAAGAACATCGTTGATGAAATCCAAGCGATGACTGAAAAAGTTAGCAAAATTCAAAACGAGGATTTAGTTGCAATTGTTGATGCTTCACGCGATACTATTGGTGTTCAGCAAGCAGATCAATTCCGTGATACAGTATTCCAATCTTTGTCTGAATTGTTGACTATATTGCAAGCACAGAGAGAAACAATCGATACTTCAGTTCGTCAACTTGCTGGTGAACCAGTGAGCGATACAGGCGTAATGCAGGGTGCAGAACCACAACTTCCTCCAGATTTAGATTCTGGTGAAGAAATTTCTCCAAAGCCAACTGCAAGGCCAAGACGCACCACTGATATTGATCGCATTTGATTTTGATTATTTTATGCGAATAACAGAAATCGATTCAAGTTTTTATTTAACAGAAACTTCCTCCGAGATTAACGTATTGTTAACAGTCCTTCAATACGTTAAAACCCGAATGGAAGAAAAGAACATCACTGATAAAAAAATAAAAACTGATACTCTTATTACATTGATTAAAAATTCTGGATTTCCTGCGTTTGATTATGAAGTCCTTTCAACCTTGTTTACTACAAACGAACTTGTAAAACAACACATACAAGATATTAATAAACAAGTAGTTTCATTTACTTCCGATGAAGTAGAATCTGACGAAGGATTGGATGTTAAAAAGCAAACTGGAGACCAAACCGAAAAGAAAGTGTCTGCATTGGCAAAAAAAGCAGCAAAGATTTGATTTGGGTTTAACTTCTTGAATGCGAAAGCCACTTCGGTGGCTTTTGTTGTTTACAATTGTTCATTTTTTTGGTATAATGCAGATGCAGTGCTGTTGTAGTTTAACTAACCTAAAGAGAATCAACAACTTGATCATACATAAATTTGAATACCCCTCATTGGTGCGGGTCGATGGTGCGGGGCCACGGCATTACATTACACCGACTGGTGAAAATCTTCCATCTGTCACGACTATTCTTGATAAGACTAAATCGGAAGAAAAAAAGCAGATACTACAGGATTGGAAAGATTCTGTTGGTGAAAAAAGATCCAAAGAGATTGTTACTGAAGCCGCAAATCGTGGAACCAGAATGCATGCATATTTGGAGAGATATATTGCCGGAGAAACATTGAAAGAAAAAGTTGCGAATCCATATGCGCAAGAATCGTTAGACATGGCAAAGACCGTTATAAAAACTGGGTTTGTGAATGTAGATGAATTCTGGGGGAGCGAAGTTCAGTTATATTTCCCACGAGTGTATGCAGGCACCACGGACTGTGTTGGAGTTCACAATAATATTCCTTCTATCATAGATTTTAAGCAAACAAATAAACCAAAGAAAAGAGAGTATATAGAAGATTATTTTCTGCAATTGTGTTTATATGCTACTGCCCACAATGAATTGTATGGCACAAAAATACAGCGTGGTGTCATAATGATGTGTGATCCAACATGTGTGTATCAGGAATTTGTAATTGAAGGATCTGAGTGGAAGTATTATGAAGGAATTATGTGGGATAGATTGATTCAATACTATGAACAACTTGAAAAAAGTTGATAAATAGTAATAATAACGGATTCAATCAACATGGCAATTGTTCAAATATCAAGAATAACCAATCGTAGAGGTCTTCAGAAAGATTTACCACAACTTGCACCCGGTGAGTTGGGGTGGTGTATCGATACTCGGTTATTGTTCATTGGAAATGGTCTTCTCGAGGAAGGTAGTCCAGCAATTGGTAATACAGAAGTTCTTACTGAATTTTCTGACATTAAACGCCTTGTTGAGCAACTTGATGGACCACTTCAATTTAACATTGCAGGTGATGTTACATTACTTGATGATCAAGAAATTCCAGTTGATTCCGAATTTTTCTTCCCTAACAGGGCAAGTTCATTGAAACTTGAATATCAAATAAAGCGTGGTGGATTAATTAGATTTGGAACAATGAGCGTTGTTTTTAATGAATCTGGGGTTGATTACTCAGATGAGTATACCGAATCAGAAGAAGATATTGGGGTTGAATTATTCCCCGTTATATCTGGTGGGTCAAAGCGTATACAATACACTACCACCGCCACTGGCGAAGATGCAAAACTTGTTGGAAGTATAAGATACTTCATCTAATACTCGCACTAATTCTTGTTCAAAATTATAATTCTATCGTATATACAGTTTGCGAACCAAGATGAGAGGATTGGGTGGTCTTTTTCTTGAAGACCAATGCCAACGACTCGCAGTTAATTTTTAAGGAGATAACATTGAATACTAGTAATGCTGTTCGAGATTTTATGCTCGCCGCAGATCAAGAGGTGTCAGATACGCTTCGCATTGAAACTACTGACCAATCTATTTTATACAAAAAACTTATTCAAGAGGAGTTTGAAGAATTTGTTGAAGCATACGAACAAAATGACATTGTAGAGATTGCAGATGCTTGTGCAGATCTAATTTGGGTCATTGAGGGATATTGTTATTCTCGCGGAATTGATCTTCAGCGTGTTTGGGACGAAGTGACCCGCTCGAATCATTCAAAGATTTCTGAGAATGGTAAAGTTCTTAAACGAGATGATGGCAAAGTTATGAAGCCAGATACTTACTCTCCCCCAGATATAAAGTCTGTCCTTTTTAATTGAACGGTATTCATATGATTAAGAGTATAATTAAGAGAAGTGGAAAAGAAGAAGAATTCAGTGCTGAAAAGGTAAATGGATGGGGAGAATGGGCTGCGAAAGCGTTGCACGGTCGGGTTGATTGGGGCGAAGCAGTATTGCATGCAGTTAGTGTATTGCCAGAAAAATGCTCAAGCGAAGATTTGCAGAATGCGTTGATTGACTTTTGCTTGAACAAAAAAACTTGGGAATATAACCTTATGGCCGGTAGGTTGTATTATGGACTTATTGTCAAGAAATTTTATGGAAAAAAAGTTCCAACAGTTCGCGACCTTCACCGACAAATGATTGACTATGGTTTACTTGTTGATATGGGGTATTCAGATGAAGAATATGAAGAGATTGAACATATCATCAATCATAAACTTGATTTGAAAAATACTCATTTTGAGATACATCAAATACGACATAAGTATGCTTTGCGTGACAAAATTGCTGGTAAAGAGTTCGAAACACCACAATTTGTGTATATGCGTATGGCGATGGCATTGTCACAGTTCGAGAAAGACAGGATTGAGAATATTCGTAGGTTTTATGATCACTTCAGTCATAAGCGAATTAATGTTCCGACTCCATACTACACCAATCTTGGTACAAAGATGAATGGCTTTGCATCATGCTGCGTATACACGACACATGATACTGCTCCATCATTGGCTGCTGGTGATCATATTGGGTATATGATGACTGTTATGAGTGCTGGAATTGGTTCCCACATAAAAACACGTTCTCTTGGTGATTCTATAAGAAATGGTCTTATTGTTCATCAAGGCAAAATTCCATATTATCGTGCATTGGTTGGTGCTGTTGGTGCTAACTTACAAAATGGTCGTGGTGGCGCAGCAACCGTATACTACACTGCATTTGACCCAGAAGTTGAAGTTATTGCAAAATTGAAAAATCCAATGACACCAGCTGTAAAGCAAGTTCGCGGTTGTGATTATAGTTTTGGTTCTAACAAATTCTTTGCGAAGAAAGCAGCACTTGACGAAGACGTTGCACTATTCAGTTATGGTGATGCACCAGAATTGTATGAAGCACAATATGGTTCTTCTGAAGAGTTTGAGCAAAAATACAACGAATTTTTGCAATCAGATAAACCGCGCACGATGATTTCTGCACGTAAATTGCTGGTAATGATACTGAATGAAGGTTATGAAACTGGAAGACATTACTTGCATTTCTTCGATGAAATGAATACACATACTCCATTCAAAGACAAGATTTATAGCAGTAACCTGTGCGCGGAGATAGCTCTTCCCACTAAAGGGTATGCTTCTGTCAAAGAATTATATGAACCATACCAAGAAGGCAACGGTGAAATCGGACTCTGTAATATTGGTGGTATCATTGTGTCAAATGTTGAAAATGATGAGCAATATGCGGATGTTGCATACTATGTGCTAAAGATGATAGACTTCGGCATACACTACAGTGATTATGTCTTCAAGAATCTGGAAGACACTGCAAAGTCACGGTTGAGTGCTGGTGTTGGTATTCTTGGACTTGCGCATTTAATGGCAAAAAAGAACAAGAAGTATTCAACACAGGATGGGAAGGATTTTATTCATGAAGTTTGCGAGACGCATTCATGGCATCTAATTAATGCAAGTCTTAGACTTGGTAAGGAACGTGGGAATGCTCCTTGGATGCATAAAACAAAATGGCCGGAAGGGTGGTTGCCAATAGACACTTATAACAAGAAAGTTGATAACCTTGTTTCTGCTGGTAATAAACGTGATTGGGAATCGCTTAGGAAACGGATCATTGAGAATGGTGGGATAAGAAATTCTGTATGTATAGCACATATGCCAGGCGAAAGTTCAAGTTTGGGTTCTGGAACAACCAATGGTCCATATCCAATACGAGACTACGATCTTGTAAAAACAAACGAAACGATGGTTCTTAACTACGTCGCACCAGACAGCACCGTGTTGAAAGACAAATATGAAATTGCTTGGGAAATTCCTTCTGAAGACCTAATTGATTGCTACGCAATCATGCAGAAATGGACTGATCAAGCAATAAGTTGTGATCTTTACCGAAAAGTGCAAGGTGATGAGAAGGTTGGTTCGTCTGAAATGATTAAACTTTATTTACGGATGGCAAAATATGGTGTAAAAACACGGTATTATATAAACAGCAAAACTGCTAAAGGGATTGATTTGAACGCAACCGAAGTATGTGAGAGTTGTTCTCTCTAAAGGAATACAAAATACATGATTAACAGTAAGGTATTTAATACAAATAAGTCGCTGGAATCATATACAACCCCGAGTCTATTCTTTGGTGAAGAGCCGGGTTTGTTCGATACCATCAACAAACGCTTTCCAAAAATTTGGTCTTTATATAAAGAGATGAAATCGTTGGATTGGTCGGAGGATGAATTTGATTACAGCCAATGTAATGTAGATTTTAAGACAGCAGACAAAGATATGTCTGACATGATGATTGAAACTTTGGCTTGGCAATGGGAGGCTGATTCTGTTGCTGGTAGGTCAATAATTTCAACATTGGCACCATTTATTACTTCTTCTGAGTATTGGGCAGCAGTTGGTCGTGTTTCGGATAACGAGCAGATTCATGCTGCCACTTACTCTGAGATTGTCAGAATGAGTTTTGACAATCCACACGAAGTATTGACAGACATCCTTTCTATCAAAGAGTCGTTTTCTCGTTTAGAAACGATTGCAAATGTATTTGGAGAAGCACGACAGGCGGGAATTGATTACATTTTGTCTGGAAATAAACCAACTCAGGAACTATACAACAAGGTTTATTGTACAATTGTTGCATTACTTTTGCTTGAGCGTGTGCAATTTATGGCATCATTTGCAATTACATTCACTATTGGTGGTTCTGGACTTTTTCAACCAATTTGCAAGGCAGTCCAAAAGATTGCTCAAGATGAGTTTGAAGTTCATTGCGAACTGGATAAAGAAGTTCTGCGCATTGAGCACCAAACTGAATATGGAAGGATTGCAAGGGAACAAACTCGAGAAACAGTGGAAAAAATGTTCCATGAAGTTGTTGAGTCTGAATTGGCTTGGGTGGATTTCTTGTTTAGGGAGGGTCGTGCTCTTATTGGCACAAACAAGGATATTGTTAAAAAGTGGGTATTGTTCAATGCACGCGATGTAGCAACATTCCTTGATATACGAACTGAATATAAATTCCCCAAGACCAACCCGATGCCACATATGGAAAACTGGTTAAACATGAATAAACAGCAGGCAGCGCCGCAAGAGCAAGATATTGCACAGTATAAAGTGAATCTTATTGTCAATGACGATACAAATGCGAGTTTTGATGTAGATTTCTGAGTGATGAAGATTTATATTAAATTCGCGAGAAAAATACACGATCTTTAGTCGTGTATTAGTTCACTAGTGTACGTTGATTCTGGCAGATGGAGCGGAAGTCGCCTCATGTGAATGTTGATTTTGATGATAAATACCGATGCGGGTGTCTTTTAAAAAACGACTACTATAATTAGAATTCTGTCTTAACAGAACACAAACTTTTAATGCCATATACTATAAAGTGGCATACATTCAAAAATTGAAAGGAAAATTATGACAGCAATCGTTTGGTCAAAGGACAACTGTCCTTTTTGCATTCAGGCAAAATCTCTATTAAAACAGAAAAATATTAGTTTTGAAGAAAGAAAAATCGGTGATGGATGGACGAAGGAACAGTTGCTTGAGCATGTTCCTACAGCAAGAACCGTTCCACAAATTTTTCTTGACAATTCACATATTGGGGGTTATACTGATCTTTGTAAATATTTTGAGGAAATGACTAATGGTGCTTAAAAAAGACTTTTATAAAGACGGTGATATAATCGGCATTAAACTTGTGAATGGTGATGAAGTTGTGTGTAAAGTTGTGGAGACAACTGAGCATTTTTTGACAGTGAGCAAGCCTCTGACTGTTTTGCCGAGCCAGCATGGTATTGGATTGGTACAAACTTTGTTTTCTATGGATAGCGATAAGAGTGTTTCAATAGGAGTTAATCATATTATGATTAAGTTTCCAGTAGATACCAGAATTCGTGATCATTATATACAGACCACAACTGGCATTCAACCAGTAACTAATGAATCGATGTTGGTAACTGCAAAATGATGCAAATAGCAAGACAGGGCGATTTAGACAGTGGCGGCGGAACACTAAATTCCGGTGTTGCCAGCACTGTTTATGTGGATGGCATACCGGTTGCTTTGGTTGATACTGGTCAGACTCCGCATGGGAAAGGTATTCACAGTTCTAGTGTTGTCATTTCCGGATCAAGCACTGTCATTGTTGAAAGTAAACAAGTTGCTCATGTCGGATCATCAACCCGATGTGGGCATCCTGTTGCAACTGGTTCTTCTACTACATACGTTGGTTAATTATGTCCGATGAATTGCGAATAATTGTTGCGCATGGGTTTATAACAAACCAAGGATTGGGAAGACCGACGGATTTTCTCTCATGTGTTGATGAATATTCTTCTCCAACAACTCTAACTGGAAAATTTACATCTACTGTTGGAAATTTACAGGATAAGTTTGGATTAGATTCTCTTGATTTTTCAGCAGGAACTCCTCTGAATTTTATGGTTGGATCTGCACCATCTGGTGTTGATACTTCAAAAATAAATCCATCTTCAATAATATCTACCATATCAGAGAAGTCGGCAGCATTAGTTACAAACGGTGTCGCTGGTATATTGCAAAATATAGATATGGCAAGTGTATTTGCATCATCTGCCAACAGAGTTAACGGTATCTTAAAGTTTGCAGAAGAAACTGCCGATCAGTTTAAGGGGTTTCAGGATATAATAACGAACGGTCTCCCAAACAAAAAAGACATTGCTGCATTACTATCGAAATTTGATAGTATGGGAGAATTATTTAATGTTTCTGAAATAACTAATTGGAATGGTTCTTTCAGTCTTGTAAAGAAGATGGTAAATCTTGGATTATATGATCTTGCTGAACTTACTGACAAGATATATGAAAAAGGCATTAATCTTTTTGAAGAAACGGTTGGAACTCAGAAAGAACTTGATCGGATACTGAAAAATATTACTGGCAAAGATCTTGAGAATGTAGTTGATAAACTTGGCATGGATACTTCTATACTTTCTTCTGTAAAGTCTCTGCATGACTTGACTAAGTTGGAGCTTCAACCAATCTTCAAAAACATTGGAAAAGAATCTCTCGACAGAATACAAGAAATTGCAAAAGACTTTTCTAATAATGATGAATTTAAAAAATTTGCAGAAAAAGTGTCTGCTGTGCCAGATTTCAAACATTTGGACCAGTTGAAACAATCGATACCAGATAATATAAAATCTGATATGATGCGATTTACTGGTGGAGGCGGTGAAGTATCAGTCGATAGTGTTGTTGGGTTGATGTCTGGAACAAAATACACTGGAACTTTAGATTTGGCGTCTCAGATCTCAAAGGAACTGTCAGAAACTCCCGCTGGTCAAACAGTTGAACAAATATCAGCAGAACTTGATTCTCTTGTTCAAAGCAGTCCTGAATTCACTCAGGAAATACAGGATAAAATAAATGACTTGACAAGTGCAGTGGAAAACATGTATGATTCTCTATCATCGTCGCTGAAGAACACTGTTAATTCTGTCGGTGAAGGATGGGAGAAAATGACTTCTTCTTTGGCAACTGAAATTGACATTGCTGAAAAAGTCCAAATAAGTCAAGAAGTATTTTTGAATGAAACTGCTCTGGTGAATAAGGCTCTTAATTTTAGAGTCCCTACTACTGCAAGTCAAAGAGATTTTTATATAAAAATGGCAACAGATGACTTGTATGGCGATGCTATACGGGCACTAATGACAAAAGTGATTGATTGAAATCGGTGATAAATAAATCAATGATGCACCTTGACTGGAGACAAAAAATGTTTTTTGATTCGGCAGAAGAAATAACAGAAGAGGTAAGCGACTTTGATTTTGATATCAAGACTGATTTTGCAGTAATTTTAGATGATGAATTTCGGGTGAAGATGGTTCTTGCCCCCAAAAGATTCAAAGCGTTGCCAGACGAATTGTCTGAAATGCTCCAAGAATTTGGACAAAGTGAGAAAGTTCCGAAAGACGTTACTTTGCACTAATCCAAATCTGACTTGTCTATGAAAGAAAGTCAGCACAATGCCCAAACGGGTGAAACTTTTCTTGCTTATTTTTAAGGAGATATGAAAATGAAATTAGCAACTTTTGATCCTCGCGTTTTTAACAAGGCACTTATTGGTTTTGATCGCATTCTCGATGAACTCAATAGTGCAGACTTTGGTTCTCAAAATTCAAACTTCCCGCCATATAATGTGGTTAAGGTTGGAATTGATCGGTTTGAAATTCAAATTGCTGCTGCTGGATTCTCAAAGGAAGACATTAACATTGAGTTTCATAAGACGCGACTCATTGTTACTGGTCATAAAGTGAAAAAGGTGGCAGACTCTGATTCAGAACTTTCTTTTGAGGACGACGGAGTGCAATATCTGCATCGTGGAATTGCCGAAAGGGATTTCAAAAAAGTGTTCACGCTTGCTGAACATGTAGAAGTCACTGATGCAGAAATGTTAAATGGTATTCTCTTGATTAAACTCACCCGAGTTGTTCCAGAGGATAAAAAACCAAAACTTATTGAAATTAAGTAACATGATTGGGGGGCGTAAGCCCCCTTATTGAAAACCAATTATTGGTAATGAAATAAATGGATACTTCTGTGAAAGAAAAAACACTTGCCCGAAATAAGAAAAAAATTGTTGAACCATCGTTTTATGATGTGATATATATCAACGATGATATCACGACGATCCAATTTGTTGTGGAAACATTGATCGATATATTCGGGTATGAATTTAACCAAGCAGAACTCAAAGCATCTGAAATTCATGAAAATGGAAGATCTGTGATTGGGACATATACCTACGAAATTGCAGAGCAAAAGGGCGTTGAAGTTATTCAGCGAGCACGGAAAGATGGGTTTCCATTGCAAGTTAGAATTGAGCCTGTAACTGCTTGACATCATTTGGAACTCTACGTAGAATTCTAATCTTTAGTTCTCTTGAAGAAATTATCATGAAACGCGAAGTCTTGGAATTCGAATACAAACGTAAAAAGCGTAGAGTAAAAGAACTGTATTCTTCGGATAGTCCGTTTTTTCAAAAGATTGAAAAAAACAAGAAAGAATACAACCGCAAACAAAAACATAAACAAAACTACGACAAGGATTACTGATGCTAATTCCGATGGTTATTGAGCGTTCACCAAATGGTGAGCGTGCATTTGATATTTACAGTCGACTGATGCGGGACCGGGTCATTATGTTGAATGGTCCAGTTACGGATGATTCTGCGAATATAATCGTTGCACAACTTCTTTTTCTGGAAAGTGAAGACCCTGACCGTGATATCAGTCTGTTTATTAACAGTCCTGGTGGAGCAGTAACTGCAGGGTTATCTATTTACGATACCATGCAATTTATCAAGCCAGATGTCTCAACATATGTTATTGGGCAAGCATGCTCAATGGGAAGTTTTCTTGCACAAGCAGGGGCTAAAGGAAAGCGGTTTGTTCTTCCAGAAAGTCGAACTATGATCCATCGCGTAAGCAGTGGGACTCGTGGAACAAGCGGGAGTGTTCATATTCAAGAACTTGAGTTTGAAGATAGCAGACGGCATCTTGAAGAATCAAAGCGTGTTAATGAGCGACTAACCGAACTATACGTTAAGCATAACACCAAGGGAAAAACATATGAGGAAATGTTTGAAACAATGAAGTTTGATACATTTTTGTCTGCACAAGAGGCGGTCGAATTTGGACTTGCGGACAAAGTGATTTCAACCCGCTAAATAGTTGACAAAATTGGAAATCTATTCTAAAATAGATTTCCGACTTAAATAGGAAAAATATGACTACCACAGAAATTAATGAAGCGAAAACTGATTCTCTTTCCATCATTCAGGAAGAAATAATTGACTCTATGGATGAAAATACAGACATTGACATTGTCACTATGATTGATCAAGATTCTGGGGATATTTATGTAAAACTTCCATCACAGTTAGTTTCAATACTGAAATGGACGAATGATACCCAACTTGTGTGGGTAGTTGATGACAAGAATGGCTATATTCTTGGTAAAAAGTCAGATTGATTTTTTCAATTTTGGAATAAGTGATGTCTAAAAACAAAGATTCTACGTTGACTTTGACTGGTGTTGTTCAAGAGGTGTTGCCATCAACAACATTTAGGGTTAAATTGGATGGGTTTGAGTCCATTGTTCTCGCATATATAAGTGGAAAAATGCGAACGCATAATATCAATGTATTGGCTGGCGATAAAGTTGATATGGAATTTTCAGTTTATGATATGACGAGAGGCAGAATCGTTTTTAGACATAAGTGATTCTTAAAAGAATCCGCAGTCCACTGTTCCTGAAGATGTCCATTTGCTCGTATTTGCAACGAATATGAGCATATCTTTATCTTGTGCGTCAATTATCTCTACATCTGGAATTTCAGACAATTCTTTTACCGTTCCAGATACACCTTGGAGACCCTGCAGACCCTGCAGACCTTGTGTCCCTTGGAGACCTTGTATTCCTTGGTCTCCCTTACTCCCAATATATCCTCTTGTTCCTTGCAATCCAGTAGATCCAGTGTATCCAAATACACCTTGTAATCCTTGGCTTCCTGTGTATCCCCTTAGTCCGTCAAATCCTCTTGGCCCTTCTGGTCCTTGAACTCCATTGATCGCAAGTTGTTCTACATAAGCAAAATTGTTGTTAACCTTATCGAAGGCAACATATAGGCTATCGCCATCCCCCGAATCTGGTTCTGTGCCAATGTCTATAATTTCTATTGCCATTTAATAATATTCTCCATTTTTGTATTTATCTTAAATTCGCGAGAAAAATACACGATCTTTAGTCGGGTATTTCATCTTGCTTGCAGTTTGTTTGGAATTCAAACATTGATAAATACTAATAAACCTATTGCAGTGGGCAAAAAAATATGAAACTTTTATTGAAACGCAGCGGAGAGCCGAATAAGATCCCCTCAGTTGAAGATCTAGATTTTGGTGAACTTGCCATAAATTTTGCTGATGGAAAACTTTATTTTAAACAAATAAAGGATCAGCAAGAAAAGATTGTTGAATTTTACGGAAATATTGAACTAAATAACACGATTTTTGTTCAGAAAAATGGTGCAGACACGAATGACGGGAAATCTTGGGACAGTGCATTTTTGACAATAGAGAGGGCAGTTCAGAAAGCTGCTGAATTAGACGCGACTGTATTAATAGAAGTTGCACCTGGAATATATAACACAAAGGGACACATAGATTTCCCAGACAATACAATTATAAAAGCGACACATAGAACTGTAGTAATTTCTCCAGAAACTGGGTATGAAGAACGGAATGTTTTTAGACTTGGATCAGGTTGTTTTGTGGAAGGATTTGTGTTTGAGGGATGGAGGCTTGATAGTCTGGATGATCCCAATGAAGGATTTGCGGTGTGCTTTCGTCCAGGAGCAGTAATTCGTCGCGCTCCTTATGTTCACAAAGTAGTAGTAAGAACGACTCCATTTTGGGATACTGTTGCTCCACCTTTGGACAGGCAAAATGCAAATCCACTTGTTGGTAGGGGTGCTGGTGTTATTTTAGCAGATGGGGCAGTTTGTTCACCATATAGCATTTATCCAAATATAATGGCCTGGGGAGCGACACCAGTGAGCCACAATGGAATAGGATACTGTTCTAAAAATGGTGCCTTGATCAATGCAGTGAATGCAATTAGTATGTGGGCACACAAGCATTTTTACGCAATTGGTGGCGGTCAGATATTGTTATCTGCATGTAGCACACAGTTTGGTGATTATACTATGGTTTCTCGTGGGGTGAGAAGTTTGGTATATCCATATGAGTTGGACCGGATAATTCCAAAATATCAATCGGAAGCACAGATTTTGGAATTAAATACGGAGTTGATAATTTCATCTATGTGGCAACACTTGGTTGATACTGGGTATACAACTGGATGGGATACACTTGATGAAGAATATACAAAACGAGATGCCGCGACATTAATACAATGCATTGTTTGGGTATTAATTTCTGGGAATGAGAAACCAATGCTTGATTTTGCTAGGGGACTGTTTGATGTATTTGGTAATCCTGTGTTTTCTTCTGAAAAGTTTGATGCTTTTATCGAATCTTTTAGTTATGTGAACCAGCGGGTGCAGTCTTTAGATGGAATGACGGAAGGCTCTATTTTTGAAATAGACGCGCTGATATCAAATTTAATACAAACTATTACTTCCCCAACTATTAGATCTGAACCATCTGCTATAACTGCGATTGGGCACACTTGGTCTGCAATTATGTCTGGAGTAGCACTAACTAAGATTCCTCCTGCAAGAAATTTTGCCACCATAAAAGATAGTATTGTTGAATTGGATCAAGGGGTTGTTATCGCAAGTGGTCAGGACGATCAAGGTTCTGCTTTATTTATAGGTGGTATGGAAATAAATGCAGACACTGGGGAATTGAGCGGTCCTCCGTTTGAACAAGCAGTGAATAGAATAGCAACAAGAACTGCTATTGCAAGGAGTTTTTAAACATGCCAAGAATTACTTGTAGAACACCATCTACCGGAAAACCAATCCGAGTTAGTTTAAAAGACGTTACTACTGAATTACAGACTATATCAGAGGCGCCAGATTTTTCCGTTCCTGATGCATCGGAATCATTCCCGAATAGAGATCCAAATGATGCATCTAGAGCAATTCGTCCTGGGGAAATATTTTTTCTTACTCCACTTTCCGCAAAAAATAAAACGGATAGCACGCAGTGGATAGAAGTTGTTTTGTTGGCAGAGGACAATTCTTTGATAGAATTGGGAAAAGTTGATGTTCCTTCTGGGGATACCGCTTTTATTCCAATACAAGGAAGAAGTTTATTTAAAAGAGATCCTTCTGGAACTTATGGTGATCGTTTGCAAATTCGTTGCAGTGAGGATTATTCTTTTGATGTATGGACTGCGGCGGAAGAAAAATTGTCGAGTGAACACACTGGGGTAGTATAAGTGAAAAGCATATTACTATCTGGTCGTGTTAAAAAAACTCCAAGTTCTCTCGTTGATCCAAGTAGATATGAGTTTATTTCTCTAGAGCAAACTGAACCTGACTTGGGAATTCCACCTTTCAACGGTTCTGTTTTGATTTCAACTGTAGAAGGAATTCGGTCATGGACATCTGACTTAATACTAGATTCTATAGTTGTTAATAATTCGTTGTCTGTTGGCGAATCAGAAATATTCAACGAGAATGGAGAACTGTTAGTAAATGCTCCCACGGCAAGTAAATGGTTAAATTCGAGGACCATCACTCTTGGTGGCGATTTGAGTGGCAGTGTTTCAATTGACGGATCACAAGATGTAACTTTGACTGCATCTATTGTTTCTGGTTCATACAACCTTTCTACTGAAGTTGGCTCCGATGTTTACAGTGGAAAAATTCGTTTGAACGGTCCATCAACATCGGATGACATTATACTGGCTGTTGGTCCAACCGGAATCACTAATACTTATGGTCTATCTATTGAAGAATCTGGCGATACAATAACATTCAATCACGCAGATACTTCTACTCAAGCAAGCGTCAATAACAGCAATGGCAACGTAATACAGGATATTTCCCTAGATGAATTTGGGCATATTACTGCAATTGATAGTTATAATCTCGATAATCGGTATTACACTGAGACGGAAGCAGATGGCAGGTTTGTAAATTTGGATGGCGCTATCATGACCGGGTATCTTACCCTTCATGCGAATCCAACTCAAGCAATGCATGCTGTCACGAAAGAGTATGTTGATGGTGTGGCAGAAGGGTTGCACATTCATGCTGGCGTTGATGCTGCAACTACCGATTCGCTTGCTACACTAACGGGTGGTACTGTAACTTATAACAATGGTGTGAATGGCGTTGGCGCGACACTTACATTTCAGAATGACTTGATTGAACTGGATGGGTATTTACTTGTGAACGGTGATCGCATTCTTGTGAAGAATGAGGCGCAAAGTTCACATAACGGCATTTATGCACGAACTTCTGAAAAGGTTCTAACGCGAGATATAGATTATGACACCGATGCAGAAATATCTGGCGGAGATTTTGTATTTGTTGTAAATGGAACGTTGTATAACTCGACTGGGTGGGTCCAAACAGATCCAGTAAACATAGTTGGTGTAGATAAGATAGAATGGGTGCAGTTCTCTGGTGCAGGCACGTATCTTGCTGGAACTGGTCTGCAACTAAACGGATCAACGTTCTCCATTGATAGTACGGTTGTTACCTTGACTGGAGAGCAAACCCTAACAAATAAGACGATAATCAACCCAACGATAAGTGGACTGTATCTATCAAATGGAAGTATTGTATTTGAGGGAACGAGTGCAGATGATTTTGAGACAACTCTTGCTGTAACTAATCCCACTGCTGATAGATCTGTGGTAATACAAGATGCTTCTGGTACTCTTGCATTTACTTCAGATATCAACTCTGGTGCATTGACAGTTACTGTTGCTGAAGATGGCACCACTGGTGATTCGGTGTATATTACCACTGGTTCTGGACATAATGCAAACGCGACTGCAAATTCAACATATGATATCCATGTTGGTCCTGCACTAAAGAATTTAGCAGATACCATGACTGGAATTGGTTCTGGTTTCTTACGTAAGAATGGTGCAGATACTTACACGGTTGATACTACAACTTACACTCCAACCACCAGAACGTTGACTGTAACTACAGATAATGGTCTAACTGGAGGTGGCGCAGCAGTTGATTTGTCTGCAAACCGTTCTTGGACACTTGGTCTTACTGGTCAAGCACTTGCTCTTCACAACTTGTCCTCAAACGGAATTTTTGTTAGAACTGCTTCCAACACTGTTGCTGCAAGATCAATTGCTGCTGGAACGGATATTTCTGTAACAAACGGCGATGGTGTAAGTGGTAACCCAACTATTGCAAATACTTCCACCTTATCTTCAGTGACTGGTCGTGGAGCAACTACTGCAACCAGTATTGTGCTTCAGACTGGTGCCAGTTTGGGTCTCGGATCAAGCACTACTGCAGAAGTTGTTCGGTCAGCCGTTTCAAAATCCCTCTCTACTGTTACTGCAACAGAAGTTGACACTTGGGCAGCATCGACTTACCGCTCTGCAAAGTATATTGTGCAGATCACTCAGGGAACTAATTACCAAGTATCTGAAATTATGGTTATGCACAACGGAACTACAACCACAATGACTGAGTTCGCTGTCCTTGAAACTAACGGAGAGTTGGCAACTTTCACAAGTGATGTTAGTGCTGGAAATGTGAGACTCATCGTTATCATGGGTTCTGCATCTGCTGCAACTATAAAGGTTGATAAGACTGTTATCGCAGTTTAATTAACGGGGAATTTAATATAAATTATGAGCCACCTCGGGTGGCTCTATTTTTTGGTGAAGCACGCAGCGTCTAAAGAACACTGTGTTTTATGCGGAAATTGTGATAAATACAAAAAACGCACAGGATATTGTATTTATGTCAAATAAAAATGTTACGCTGCTTGTTGAATCTGTTTCTATTGGAATGGATCGACAGCAAAAAATGATAGTTGAAAATGTTGTTAAACATTTTTCCACATTGATAGAAGCATCGGTTGATCCGTCTCAGATAAAGACCATATTCGCTCAAGTTGAGAAACAGTCTTCTGAATCTGGAAAAAACAGAACTGTACTTGGAAAATCAAAAGATTTTGTTTCACTTGTAAACACCACAATCAATAATGTTGGCAAGTGGTTGCAAGATACTACTCCAGTAAAAGCTTTTGATCAGAAATTTGAGAACTTGAAACGATCTGTTCAACAAAAGTTTGGTGATGACTCGAAGGTCATTTCTGGTGTAAAAACACTGGGAGAATTGGCAAAAAAACACCCAATTAAAACTGCTGCAATTATTGGTGTGATGACAGTTATTGCATCGCTTGCATCCGGTCCATTCGGTGGTGCTATTGCTGGTCAAATTCTTCGTGGAACAGCAGAATTACTAAAAGGTGAAAAACTTTCAACTGCTATTGGTAGAGGCATGAAAACTGCTGCATTTGGATATCTTGCTGCCAATGTTATTGCAGAACTTGGGGATTGGTTGAGTGGAATACGCGCAAACATCGTTTACGATGAAAATACGGCAAAGGTATCATTTGGCGCTCGAACCGAAATAAGAGGTCCAAACTATTCTTGGACAAAAACTATTTCTGGGGTAGCAGTTCGGGTAACTAAGGAAGATGCAGAATTTATCAACACTTTGATGGATACCCTAGAAAACGGTAGACCAGAGGAGAAAGTTGCCGCATTTGACTCACTTGATGTTCTTGCCACAAATATACGCACCCCAGAATACATAAAGAACCTCAGAGAACTTGGCGTGCAATCTATAAATAATGATGAACTATATCAGTTCATGCAAACTGCCAGCAAAGGATTACAAGCAGCATCACAGGGCGCAGCAGCATCGTCTGGGAATAAAAAGGCAAATGAAAGCAAAGACTTGAATTATAAAAAACTTTTCTACATTGTTGAGCAGAAGACATTGGTTGAAGGTCCGATGTCCGACACGATACAACAGTCTGCAAAATCATTGGCAAGCAAGATTGGAACTGCTGGAAAAAATTTAACAACAAAGGTCACCGCAGACAAACTATATTCTGCTTGGCAAAAAGCAGGATCACCAACTGATGTTGCAGAATTGCAAAATTTCTTGAAAAACCAAGGAATCGATGATACAATTATACAAGATGTGAGTAAAGTTATGGCACCACCTCAGAAAAAAACTAAGAGAACTACAAAACAACAACCAACACAACAATCCGACCAGCAATCTACACAACAGCAAAGAGTTGAACCCACTATTGGCGGACAACAGCAATCTGCTCAACCAGCACAGAAGAAACCAGCGACACGGGCTAGAGTAAGTCCTGCTACCAAAGATGCTGCTGTATTCAAGAATCCGCAGTTGCTTCAACAAGCATGGGACAAATACATACAGGACGGCGGAAAAGTTTCATTCGCGCTGAAGGCAGTTTTAAAAGACATGTGGATGAGTGCTGGTGGTACGGTAATAGAAAACAGAAAATAAAAAAATGGGTATTTCGTACAATACAAGCATAGTTAGAGATGGATTGGTTCTGCATTTGGATGCGGCCAATACAAAGTCGTATACTGGAAGTGGAACGGTATGGAAAGATTTGAGCGGAAATGGGAATGATGGGACGCTAATAAATGGTGTTGGGTATAGTACTGACAATAATGGTTCTTTAGTATTTGATGGGGTTAATGATTATTCATTTCATTCATTATCACCAATAGTAGGTAATAGCGCGTTTAGTATAACTGGTTTTTTCTATAGAACTGGATCAACTCTTGGACGAGCGACTTGGGGAATAGGCGGTAATTCGACTCTGCGGGGCATAAATTCATATTCGGTAACGGGTTCTAATCTGCTATCTATAGATCTTTGGGGAAGCACCACTATTCAATCTAATGAGTCGTATGATTTAAATCAATGGATTTTTGCAGCTTGGGTGTATCGTGGGTCGACATTTAGTCGCAATAATATATCAATTTATAAAAATGAGTCTGAATATACAGGAAGCGCGCTAACTGTGTCGCGGGGGTCAGAAACATCAGTGCCAAATATAAATTCCACAGGCATAGTAATTGCAAGAGCTGGAACTATTGACTCTGGATATTCAGCTCCAGTTTTAATTTCGTCAATATGTTTTTATAACCGACACTTATCTGCTATGCAGATTTCTCAAAACTTCAATGCCCTTCGTGGTCGTTACGGAATCTAATCATGTCTTGTTTTTCTGGACCAGAAATTGTAAATGACGGATTAGTTTTGCATTTAGATGCAGCCAATCCAAGAAGCTATACAGGAAGTGGAACAGTTTGGAAAGATTTGAGTGGGAATGGGAATGATGGGATGCTAATAAATGGTGTTGGGTATAGTACTGACAATAATGGTTCTTTAGTGTTTGATGGTGTTAATGATGTCATATCTGTATCAGTGTCAAAGAATGCAACATGCACCTTTGAGTGTTGGGCAAATTTGACTAGCGGATCTAATAATGTAATGCTATTCAACGCTGGTGACGTATCAGCTGGGCCAGATTTATTTTTTACAGGTGGAAAAATATGCTGGAATACATGGAATGCTGCCAATAACCCATTTGGAAATATCCCAGCTAATGCGTATAATTCATTTCATCATTATGTAGTGATTAATGATTCAACTAGCACTACTAAATTGTATTTTGACGGCGCTTTTTTAGGTGCAGCATCTTATAGATCTGCGGCGGCAACGACCGTTTTTACCATAGGTAAAGCTGGTGCCGGAGGAGGAGATTCAGGTTATCCTTGGCGTGGGCGAATTGCAAGCAGTCTTATCTACAATAGAGCCCTGTCTGCCCAAGAAATAAAACAAAACTTTGAAGCAACTAGAGATAGGTACGGTGTTTAAATGGCACTTTCACATTCACCAAAAATTATCAGAAATGGATTAGTGTTACACTTAGACGCAGCTAATCCGAGAAGTTATCCGGGCAGTGGTAGTTCTGTTCTGGATGTTAGCGCAACTGGGAATAACGGTGTCTTGTTGAATGGGGTAAATTATTCACCTAACAATAATGGTTATTTTGTATTTGATGGAACTAATGATACTATTGATTGCGGGCCAGTTTCTCAAATTGGAACATCTTTAACAGGATTAACTGTTTCTGCATGGATAAACACTAACTCTGCATCATCTAGATGCATTTTAGAAAATGGTACAAACCACTCATCAAATACATTTTATCTTTTTCAACTAAATCAAAATTATTTTGAATTTGAAGTTTATGGTGGGAATAGTTACGACCTTGTTTATTCAAACTATGTTTATAAATTAAACACGTGGTACAATCTCGTAGGTGTTTGGTCTAGTGGATCTCGTATAAACATGTATACAAACGGCGTTATAACAAATGGCACCCGAGGTGGAACGACCAGAACGACACTAATAAATGGAAATACAAATCTTTTCGTAGGGTCAAGAGCAGGGTCACAATTCCCGTTCTCGGGTAATGTCTCCGATGTAAAAATTTATAACAGAGCCCTCTCCGCCGCAGAAATCCAACAAAACTTCACCGCCATCAGGACCAGATACGGAATTTAAGGAAAATACCTATGTACGAAAACAGAAGCTATGTAATTTTCAACGTTTCAGAACTAGACAAAATCAACTTTGATGAAGTTCTAGAAACCTCAGCCGAAACCGTTCGTAAGTCAATAGACGGCACCAAAACCTTTGTTAAATGGGATGATGGACAAGCGGCACCATCGAGTGTTGAATCTTTGACTACTAAAGGTCCGTATCTTACACATTCGGAAATACTAGAAATACTCGAAACACCAGAGTGGACTGCCCAGCACACATGATAAATACATAATACCAACTAAACTTGGGGATAGTGGAACCAAGGGGAACACATGGCAAATAATAAATTCGTTGTCAAGAACGGAGCAGAAACTCCGAATATTGACTTTGTATCACCAAACAAATTAAATAAAATCACAGTTGACATGCTTGACTCGGATACTTTATCGGTATCTGGTAACAGTGGGCAATTGTTTTCAATTACAGATAGTTTAACTGGCACTATATTTGCCGTTAATGACATCTCTGGTGTTCCAAGTATTGAAGTTGATGATACTGGTGAAATACGACTTGCCGAGACATTCGGAAATGTTCTTGTTGGAACTGCAACTGACACTGGTGAAAAATTACAAGTCAACGGGACTATATCTGCAACAAATTTAAAACTATCTGGTTTTATTGATGCAAACGGATCTGTTGGAACGAATGGGCAAACATTGCGCAGCGATGGGCAAAAGGCATATTGGTCCACTGAAGTTGGGTTTACTGGTTCCAAGGGTGATAAAGGGGATACTGGATTCACAGGAAGCCAAGGAGTTGTTGGATTCACAGGAAGCAAAGGGGACAATGGCACTTCATTGGTTATAATTGGATCTGTTGATAATGTGCTCATTGACCCTCCGGGTGACCCGCAACAATTATTGAATTCTGTTTTTCAATCAGCAGTTTCAGGAAATGCAGTAGTAGATTCCCTCACTGGAAATCTGTGGGTATATGATGGTTTTATATGGAGTGATGTTGGAAGAATAGTTGGCCCAAAGGGAGATATTGGGTACACAGGTTCTCAGGGGGAGACGGGATTTGCCGGTTCAACTGGTCCAACTGGATATGTCGGTTCTCAGGGATATACTGGATCTAGAGGGGTATTTGGATACACTGGTTCTCAAGGTATTATCGGGTTAACTGGATCAATAGGTCCGATTGGATACACTGGTTCTCAAGGTATTATCGGATTAACTGGATCAATAGGTCCGATTGGATTCACTGGTTCTCAAGGATTTTTTGGTTACACCGGTTCACAGGGATTTGCCGGATATACAGGTAGTCATGGTGAAATAGGATTTACAGGATCGCGTGGTGATATTGGGTATACTGGTTCGAGGGTTTATGTTTCAGTGACAACTGTCCCACCAAACATTCCAGAAAATGGGGACTTGTGGTGGGATAGCGAACTCGCAAAATTGTTCATATTTTATGACGATGGAACAAGCACCCAATGGGTAGAAACCAGTCCAAACTATTTGATAAATACTGGACCTAGTCAATATTACTTGAACGGTTATTTGACAATTAATGGCGACCTCAATGTTGAGGGGTCTTTGTATGAAACTTCTGATGAAAATTTGAAATCTAATATACGAACGATTGAAAATTCTCTCGATGTTATAAAAATGGTTCGTGGGGTCACTTTTGATTGGAAAAGAACCAGAAAGCACTCCATGGGGTTAATTGCCCAAGAGGTTGAAAAAGTTCTTCCATATCTTGTTCAGCAAGAACAGGATGGGAACAGATCAATTAACTATACTGCAATAATTGGGTTGTTAGTTGAGTCTGTAAAAGAATTATGTAAAATTGTAGAAGATCACGATGATAGACTTTCCAAATTCTCCAAATGATGGAGATTTCTTTTCATATAATAATTTTATTTATAGGTATGATTCGTCTAAAAACTGCTGGCGATCTTCAGTGACAGATTTAACCTTTTTGGTTGTTGACGGTGGATCGTCAGAAGACGATCATGATGGCACTTTGAACGGAGGATATTCATAATGTCTTTTTCTAAAATTCAGTTGAGACGAGACACTTCTATTAATTGGGAAACGAATAACCCAATTCTGGCTGTGGGTGAAGTCGGGCTTGATATTACAAATAGAATTATGAAAGTTGGGGATGGGATAAGTGGGTGGAATTCTCTTGGGTCTTGGTCTGTTTGGGGGAATTCTATTATAACTGTTGGCGAAGAACCGCCTGACTCTCCTAGTGAAGGGGATATATGGATTCAATACGGAGTAGATTAATATGGATAAGATAAAGCTCAATGCTGGTGACCCTGTGGGCTCTACTGGTTATTTTGTTCTACAATCTGGTGAATATGAACCACATGATTTGGTATCATGTGTTAGATATTCAGATCAAGCAATTCCAGATGCAGCCTTTCAGGCACATTTCATAAAATATGATGAACACATTTAAAGGTCTATTATGCCAAAATATGCAAAAGAAATAGTTTTTAACGGGTCAATCCCAATAGTTGATGTATTCTCTGAATATGATCCGGATAAGATCAGTGTTGGACCACACATCAATCAGTACAATCTAAGTTCTAATCCAGATGATAAATTCATTGGACCAAAGTTATTGAAGTTGATTCGTCATTTTGATATTTTTGCATCAGGGCCAGCATGCTCACATGTCATTAAATATGGAAGAAAGCATATTATTTTGATTGGTTCTGGTGCAACCGCTGGTGCAACTCGCGTGATACACACGCATATGTATGATTTGGATACAGAAGAAGTTACTTCTGGTGGTTCGTTGATACTAACTTTGCCAACAACAACTGCACATACATTGCGTGGAGTTAGAGGAATTTTGGAATTTTATACACAAGGAACTGTTGATGTATCTGGGAATGTTGTTACAGGAAATGGTACATTTTGGCAAGATAGCCGTTTGTGTGTTGGTTCGCGAATTGGCTTCGGTAGTACGGATTCACAGGAAATTTCTACTTGGTATGAAATTACTGGAATAAATTCAAACACTTCCATCACACTGCTGCAAACTATCCCACAGATACAAGCCGGAACACCGTATGTAATTGAGGATCTTCGCGTTGCCGTTACAACCACAAATGCTACCTTACCAAGCGGTGGGTTTTTCCTTGCCAAAGGGCTGAGAATGGAATCACTTACAGGCGGAGCGATTATTCCTGCTGCCACTACAGTAGATAATATCCGTGCCGTTTATAGACTCGCGGATTCCGCAGTTATAAAGCATACTCTTGCAAACGGGTTAACATCGGGGGAATCTGTCTCTTGGACTGAAAGTTATTTGTATTCTGGTAATAGCACGACTACAACCTCGCTGAGTATATTCAAATATAATATTCGTGCTAGATTGGATAATTTGGTTGCTGGAACACATGTTTTGTCACAGTCTGATTGTATATACACACAGTCCCAACCAGTATCTGGTGGAACACTAGTCGCGGGTAATAATGGTAGGTTTGCAACGGCGAATCATGGTGTTGCAGCGGGAGTTCCATCATTATACTTCTCTACCACTAACCGAGTTATTAGAATTCCAACAGAAAACATAACACAAGATGCTACATCCTTTTCTGCCGACCAAATGATTGAATCGCCATATGGTGGTTCAACGAATTTTGCGTTGACAGCGGCTCTGAGTAACGTTGAGTATGCCCCATTTACGGACAAGTTTCTGATAAGTTCGTGGGCTGCTAATAACGGTAAAATTTATATATCGGATTATAAAACTGACGGTGGTCAGTTTGACGGGCAGTTTCTAACAGTTCACCAGCAATTTGATTCTATTGCTTCAAATAATCCTATTTTTCCAAAAATTCATACCTTGGCACCACAATTGTATGCGGAAGATGGTATAGTCTACATCATAAATCCAATACCTGCATCGTTAGGTGGAGCAATTTATATCTATCCTGCGTATGCAGCACATTGGGCATTGGCGGATAAAACTGGTAATAGAGCAATACTGCCAAAAATTAGTTTTACTGGAATACCAAAGAAGTTTGGAAAGGTATACGTTTCCAAGATTGATTATATTTCTACGCTTCCAGAGTTATTAAAGCAGGTGGAACCAATTAGGCTCCTCTATAGAACTGAGGGCATCGATGATAATACCGGCTCTTGGATTATTTTGCCACAATCAGGTGATATTAGCAGTGTTAGTCCAACGAGCGCGATTCAATTCGCGATTGAATTCCACACTTGGGGTGACATATGTATTCCCCCAAGAGTTAATTCTTTGAGTCTGGTATATGAGTCGGATGATGCTCTACCGGAAGAATACCAATGGAATTTAGGTGATTCTAATGTTTCTGATGGTACATTTGGGTTTACTCAAGTTAGTTTATTCACTCTTTGGCCTAACACGCACACTATGCGCATCTATCGTTCTGATAATAATACATTGGCATTGGAACAAAATAGCAATTCTTCCACTCTTGGAATTTTTGAATATTGGGATGGCGACTCTTGGGTTGCTGGTCTTGGTAGTAACTCCTTGGGCATTCGGCGTCGCTTCAGGCCAACTAGTTCGTTGCCTGGAGGCGTTGATCTTTACGCAATATTGAGTGTGGAATAATGATTAGAGTTGGTGGTGGTGTTCTAAAAATAAGAACCAGCACATACGACATTGAAAAAATTCAGAACGTTAGGGTTTTTAATTTAATGTCATTCAGTGTGTTGAATCCTATTCCACCAGAGCCACCACCACTTCTTCCGATTGAAGATCTGTTGTTTAGTATTTCCCCATGTTACTTTATTTTAGGTGGGATATATGAACCAATAGACATATCATACATTGAGTTTCAGCGTAGCCCTGCGTTTGGAACGTTGATTATTGATTATCCATATCCTTCGCCTGAACCAGAATTGCCAATTTCTCAGATTGAATTTCATAATTCTCCGGTATATTGTAATTTAACGGAATCTTTGCCTAGTATAGATACATCATTGTATGCACATGACAATCCACTCAAGATAAAGACTTTGGGAACGATATTAAAAGTTAGACACAATTCGGAATGGAAAAATTGTGTTATAAGAATATGGACTGGAATTGAGTGGAAGCATGTGAATTATCGAGTCTGGGACGGAAACAATTGGATCATGGTATTGGATCAATATTTTGTATAATTTTATCGTGAAGCACGCATCGTCTAAAGAACGATGTTCTTCACAGAAAATTATGGTTGTTTAAATGATGAAAATTGCAATAATAGATAAAATTGGTCTTTGCTATGATGGTGACACATTAAAAAAGCAAGGACTTGGTGGTTCTGAATCTGCCGTAATATTGATTTCAACTGAACTACAAAAAATTGGATTTCAAGTAACTGTTTTCAACAATTGTAAAGATGGATCAAATTCTGAACCAGGAACATACGGTGATGTGAGATATATAGATAACTCTGATGCCAAAACACATTCGGAGAACTATGATATCGTAATAGTATCCAGAACAGTTCAACCATTTTTAACAAATGATTGGCCGTTTATACATACAGCAAAAAAAAGGATTGTGTGGTTGCATGATACTTTCATTGATGGTGAACAAATTCTCGAACAGTTGGTGGTATCTGGAAAAATTGATCATATTTTTACACTATCAGATTGGCACACTAGTTATATTTTAAATTGCAACCATGGTAAACGTAGAAATTATGAGGTCTTGAAGCGCAAAGTATTCCAAACTCGTAATGGTGCAGTAAATTATATTCCAGAAGTTGATATATCATTAAAAGATACTAACCAATTTGTTTATAATGCAAGTGCGTCAAAAGGTCTTGTTCCATTAGTAGAAGATATATGGCCCAAAATAAAACATCATTTGCCATGTGCAAAATTAAAGGTCATTGGTGGGTATTATCGGTTTCGTGAAAATGCAGAACCAGATGCGCAAGAAAATACAGTGATGAAAATGTCGAACAGACAAGACTTGAAAGACCTTGATATTGAATTCACTGGTGTAATCCCACAATCAGAAATTGCTCAAATTTTAGCAAAATCGTGGATGATGATTTATCCATGTGCATTTCCAGAAACATTTGGCATATCTACCCTTGAATCTTTATTATACAAAACTCCATTAGTGACTACCAGATTTGGCGCACTTGAAGAAACTGCTGTGGAACAAGCATGCTATCTGATAGATTACGCGATTGAGCCAAATTCTCTATTTACTGACATTGATAAAAACGAACAGGTTGAAAAGTTTGTCAACACGGTGTTGGAAGCGTATAATAATCCATATTTACACCAACAAAAACAAAATTATTGTGATGTAGTTAAAGATGTTGCTGGATGGGATACTGTTGCGTTACAGTGGAAACAATTTTTTTACTCTATAATGAAAAATTTCTTGCCGGTAGATGAATACCGAAGAGCAAAGCGTATAAATCAAAAAGTGTCAAGGGTGTTCGGTAGAGTTACCAATTCTATTGAAATAAGAGAATTCGGTTATACTGGAAAACAGAGAAATGTTACGGTTATTTCACCGATGTGGAATGCATCGGCATACATCCGACACTGCATCCTTTCCGTTGCACAACAAGATTATGATAATTACCAACATATAATAATTGATGATTGTTCCGAGGATAATTCGTATGAAATAGCAAGCAATACAATACAGTCTTTGCCGTCTGATATACAAGATAAATTTGTCTTAATAAAAAATGACACAAAAAGATATGCAATTGGCAATCAAATAGAATGCATCAAAAAATATGCACAACTAAATGATATTGTGATTTTATTGGACGGCGATGATTGGTTAATAAATAATCCAACTATTTTCAATTATTACAATGATTTGTATTATCAGGGATATGAATTTACTTATGGTTCTATGTGGAGTGTTGTGGATAATATTCCTTTAATAGCACAAGAATATCCAATACAAGTTAGGAAAGATAAGAAATATCGCCAACACTTATTTAACTGGAAAATTCCATACACACACTTGCGAACTTGTCTGGGAAAGTATTTTTCTACTTTGGATGTTGATACTTTCAAGACGAATGACCAATGGATGCGATCTGGTGCGGATAATCCTCTTTTTTATGAATTAATAGAACAAATTGATTGGAACAAAGTGTATTGTAATCAGGAAATAGTATGCAATTACAATGATGCTTCTCCATATAATGATTATAAAATTAATACAACAGAACAAAACATGAATGCAAACTTGAGTTATGGTTCCAAGAAAAAAATACTAATTGCAATTCCAACTTCAAAATATATTTCTACAACAACGATGGAATCTGTTTATAATTTAGAAATTCCGTTTGGATACGTTGCAGATTTTCAATATTTTTATGGATATTCTCGCGCCCAAGTAAAAAATCTTATTTGTGAGTGGGCGAAAAATTATGACTTAACTTTATTCATCACACCAGAGTGTGAATTGCCATCAAGATTAATTGTATCTGCACTTAGAACAAATGCAGACATAGTTACTATTTTGAATTCAGACGTATTTCTTGTGAATAGTAAAGTTGTAAAAACATGTTTGCAATATCCGCATTTTGAATCTTTAAGTTCCAGTAAGAATGAGTTGCTGAATTTTATTAAAAAAGCGCAGATGGCTGGTGCAAATATTGCTAATTTGGTGATTTGAATGACAAAAACGATTTTAATTGCTGTTCCAACTGAGCGTTTCGTTGAAACTGAAACATTCAAAAGTATATATGATTTGACTGTTCCCTGTGGATTTGCCACTGAATTTAAGACGTATATTGGAGATCAAATCGATGATTTGAGAAATTTAATTGTCGAAGATGGGAAACAGTATGATTATGTTTTTAGTGTCGATTCTGACATTGTTTTGCCAAAAGATTCTCTCAAAAAAATGCTGTTAGCAGACAAAGATATTATTTCTGGATTGTATATTCAACGAATACCAAATTCGCATACGATGGAAGTGTACATGGATACACAAGGCGGAGGTGTTACTAATATCCCACACGAATACATTGATGGTCGTGGGATAGTGGAAATCGCAGCGTGCGGAATGGGATGCTGCCTTATAAATGGTTCTGTGTTTAGAAAAATGGAATATCCACATTTTTTCTATAAATCTGCAATAGAACATAGAGATACTATATCTGAAGATGTATATTTTTGCATGAAAGCAAGGCAGTATGGATTTCGAGTTTGGGCAGATGAAAGCATTAGATGTGAACACATTGGTCAAACAAAATTTTTAGTTCAACCTACTAAGAAAGTTTCCAATCTTGAAGTTATATCTAAACAAGATTTGCTGCCCAAGTCTCACGCTTAGTATAGTAACTTAATTTAGAAAGTGACAAATATCCATAAATAAATTGTAAACTATTTACAGTTATGATGATAAATACCAGTAAATTTTAATAAACTTCAACCAAAATGGTCCTTAGAGCATACAAGTACAGATTATACCCAACAAAGCAACAAACCGATTATCTCAATCGGGTATTCGGTTCTGTTCGTTTTGTCTGGAATCAACTTGTTGCTAATTTCAATTCTTGGTCGTCAGAAGGACCGAATAGACCAATGAATGAAAAGATTCTTAAGGACACACCAGAATACATCTGGTTATCTGACTCTATTTCGTATGCATTGCAGCAAAAACGAATGGATTTTGATGAAACTAAAAAGCAACATTTCAACAAAAAGCGAAAGACCAAACTTGGACGAATGAAGTTCAAAAAGAAAGGTGTTGCTCGGGACTCTTTTAGAATACCAGTTGCGTCAATGGGTGGTCAAAAAGCAATTGATCTTGACAATAACCGAATTAAATTGCCAAAGATGTCAGCAATGAAGATGGTTGTTGACAGAGAGTTCGCTGGAGTAGCGAAGTCAGTGACTAT